ATATTAGTTTATGCCAATTATTAGAAAGAATGACGTTGTTACAGAGCGTCCAGTGATTATTGTACTTTATGGTACTCCAGGTACAGGAAAGACATCTTTGGCTACTACAGCCGACAGTCCATTGCTTATTGATACAGACCGCGGCTTCGACCGTGCCGTTCAGCGTCCAGACATTGTTGTTACAGCATCACGTTGGGAAGACATCTACAATGCTGAGGTTATCGGCTCTTATGTTGTTGAGGACGGTAAGCAGGTCTGGAAACCAGGATTGATCAGTGAGTGCAAGACCATCGTTGTAGATACAGCCAAGGCTATGCTTGATGATTACCTTAATGCTTTCGCTATCCAGCAGGACCCTAAGCTGGGAACTAACTCATTGAAGCGATATAGTGTGATGGGAGAATTGTTCAAGCAGTTTGTCGGCATTCTCCGTTCAAACAATTCAGACATCATCTTCATCTGTCACGACAAGGAGACACAGGAGGGAGACTACATCAAGCATTCTCCAGACTGTACAGGACAGAGTAAGGACTTGCTCATCCGTATTGCTGACCAGGTAGGTTACATCTGCAAGGAGAACGGCAATCGTGTCATCAAGTTCGAGCCACAGGACAATCGTGTTGGTAAGAATGTTGCAGACCTGCAGGATACTTGGATTCCAGCTTACGGAACAGAGGAGTTTGACACTTGCATGTCAGACATCATCAAGAAGGTGAAGATAGCCATCGTGAATAAGTCAGATGCTCAGGCCAAGGCACAGGAAGCTGTGGATGATGCTCGCAAGAAACTTGCAGCCGCAGAAACGGTAGAGGACGCAAACGCACTCATTGAGGTTGCACACGGACTGAATAAGATTCATCAGAAGGCGTTTATGAACCAGATGATCAAGGAGCTTGCCGCCAAAGGCATTGACTTTGACAAGAAAGGAAAGAAGTTCGTCAAGCATGAGGATGCAGCATGATGAAGCCTTTGATTAGAGTTACCCAATTAGAAAGCTTTAGACGATATATGTCGGGCGAATATTCTTATGTTACAGAGCAGGACGTTATAGACAATATCACTAAGAAGTTTGAGGGCAACGATTACACAAGAATAGGAACTGCCTTTCACTCCATCGTGGAGACTGGCAGTCCCCATTGCTTCAAGGAGCCGGAAGGTGTTCGTCACTTCACCTATTATAAGAAAGATAAGACAGAACCCGTTCCGAAAGGAAGAAGGTTCATCTTTGATGAAGGTGAGGCGATTCTCGATATTCCACAATGCAAGGTAGCCTTGAAATACAGGAACGAGCACCTTGGAGCCTTTCATGAGGTTCGTGAATATAAGGATTTCGGCGATGCCGTTATCACGGGATGTGCCGACATGATAGACGGACTAGAGATAAGAGACATCAAGACTAAGTACGGACCGATATCAGACAAAGATTATATAGATAGTTGCCAATGGCAGCTTTACCTAGAGTTGTTTGAAGCTGATGTGTTCCATTTTGACTTGTTTGTCTTTGAGGGCTACAATAAGGATAAGCACAAGGGAGACGTGAGAGGTCTAAAGCTTACTCCTTATGAGCCAGCAATCACTTGTTACAGATACCCGGAGATGGAAGACAAAAACCACGCATTATTGCGTGATTTCCTTAAATGGGTAGAAATGAGAGAATTATTACCATATTTACCATTAACAGAATCAGATGGCTAATACAATGACAGGAAGGGTATTGCTCATCGGAAATACCGAAGAGATACCAAGCAAGAACGGTGGAGAACCATTCAAAAAGAGAGTGGTAGTACTGAACTGCACCCATTCGGATTTCGGACAAGTGTACGAGAACTACCCAAGTTTCGAGTTCAGCGGAAAGCATGTAGATGATCCTGCAGGCTTTGCAGTTGGCGAGATTGTTACCATATCTTTTGCTCTTCAAGGTACCAAGTATCAGAAGAGTGCAAATGACCCGGTAAAGTATTTCAATACCATTTCGGGTTACAAGATAGAAAAGTATCAGAGAGGTGGCCAGACGCAGCAACAAGCTCCACCGCCGCAGCAGCAAGGAGCTCAGCCGCCTGCACAGCCGCCGGGTCAAAATGATGACTTGCCATTCTAATTATGATTTTCAATCTCAACAATGAAAAGGACAGGGCAGACTATAAGGACTATTGCAATGGTCTTTACACGGATGCCTTGAAAAGTGGAAAGGGTTTTATCGTGGAGGTGAAGAAAAAGCATCGTCCACGTTCCCTTGCCCAAAACAGCTATCTGCACGTTTGCCTTCAGTATTTCGCATCAGAGTTCGGCTACGATGAGGAATATGTGAAGTATAACATTTTCAAGCAGATAGTAAACAGAGAAATCTTTGCGAAGCAGAGAACAAACAGAAGAGGACAGCCTGTAACCTATTGGAGAAGCACGGCTGACCTTGACACAAAAGAATTAACAGACGCTATCGAGAAGTTTCGGAACTATTCAAGTATGGTTGCAGGGTTGTATATACCTGAACCTAATGAAGAAGCAGCCTTGCTTGAAGCTCAGAAACAGATAGCATTATATGAAAAATATTTATAATTATGAAATCAGATTTGAAAAATTATGTTCCAGAGAACATTGAGTTTGTATTGGAGGACGGTGTAAAAGACATGTTCCCAATGGAGTTGGACTTCCTTGCTTTGACCAAGGAGAACCTTTGCGGAGAGAAGCCTTTGAAGAATAAGGCAGACATCCTTAAGTTTGTCGGAAAGCACTTCACCGCTACATTCCCAGACAATGAGTTGGTTACCCGTTTCCTTGATGAGTTCGAGAAGAAGAACATCAGAGAGGAGTATTGCACACTCGAAGAGAACGTGGTGCCAGCTCGCAAACTGGAGTTGGAGGAGGCTTTGGAAAAAGCCAAGAAGATGAAGAAGGACGCAGAAGAGGCTTACGCTTCTGTCCTCATGGAAGTAGCTAAGTATGCAGCAGAAGTACGTCGGGGAACTGTTGATATGCGCCTTAAGTCGAAGAACGTGTTCTGTATTGCATTGGCAGGTTACTATCTCGTATATAATTGGGATGCAAATACCGAGAAGTTCTTACTCGCAAAGGCTTACGCTATCCCTGACCGCTCAGAGATTTGGGCCAATGAGGTCAAGAATCGTGAAAGCATGAAAGAGGTCTTCGGATTGGAGTTCCCAGAGGTAGAGCAGGGAAAAGAAGAGGTTCCATCAGAGCAGTCTTCAGATGATGACGATGATGATTTACCATTTGGCGAGTAATGGAATACACTCTTAGAAATTATCAAAAGCAAGCCAGTGATGCAGCCGTAAGACTGTTCACTGGCAAGGCTGATAAGAATGGACTGATTATCTTGCCTACGGGCGCAGGAAAGAGTTTGGTGATAGCAGATATCGCCTCTCGTCTGGAAGGGCCGCTATTAGTCTTTCAGCCAAGTAAAGAAATATTGCAACAGAACTTCGCCAAACTACAGAGCTATGGAATATTCGATTGCGGTTGCTATAGTGCTTCCGTGGGATGCAAGGATATAAACAGAATAACCTTTGCTACTATCGGAAGTGTCATGAACCATATGTCAGACTTCGATTGTTTCAAGAATATCATCATCGATGAATGTCATTATGTAAACTCTAAAGCTGGGCAGTACAAGCAGTTCATAGAAGCGAAGAACAGACAGGTTGTTGGATTAACAGCCACGCCATATCGTCTTGATCGTGCCGAAGGAGGTTCAATCTTGGAGTTTCTCACGAGAGCAAAACCTAGAATATTTTCAAAGGTCATCTATTGTTGTCAGATTGGAGAACTGCTTTCTAAAGGTTATCTCGCAGACTTGCATTATTATGATTTGACAGAATTGGATTTAAGAAGAGTTAGAAGCAATTCCACCGGTGCAGATTATGATGAAAGAAGTCTCCTCGCAGAGTATGAGCGCTGCGGATTCTATGACAAGTTATCAAACACAGTAGTCAAGGTTCTGCAGACTAAAAGTGGCATTCCTAGAAAGGGGGTACTTGTATTTACCGCTTTCACAAAGGAGGCCAAACAGTTGGTAGATAAGCTTCAATCACACAGAATCAATGCTGCCATCGTGACAGGTGATACCCCCAAAAAGGAACGTGAAACCATTCTTGAAGGATTTAAGAAAAGAGAAATAAAGGTTGTTGCCAATGTTGGTGTATTGACTACGGGATTCGATTATCCAGCCTTAGACACCGTTGTTTTGGCACGCCCGACGAAATCTCTCGGGCTCTACTATCAGATGGTAGGCCGTGCAATCAGACCATTTGACGGAAAAGATGGGTGGATAGTTGACTTGTCGGGCAATTATAGTCGGTTTGGAAATGTCGCAGACCTCTTTATTAGCAGACCTCCAGGAACCACGAAATGGGCGGTGTATTCCAGAGGAACACAATTAACTAATGTTGTATTAAAATAAAAAAAATATGTTTCCATTTTATAAGAAAAAGAAGAAATCTCCTTCTGCTCCCAAAAAGAGAAAGAAGAGTAAGCCGGATTTAGTCAAGAGGCTAGACAAGGTGTTTGCATTGTATATTCGTCTGAGAGACTGCATGCCAAGTGGTATGGGGCAATGTATCAGCTGCGGAAAGATAAAGCCGTACAGAGAGCTTGATTGCGGTCATTTCTTTGGACGTTCCAACATGGCCACCCGATTTGATGAAGATAACTGCAACGCAGAATGTATCGGGTGTAACAGAGTAAAGTCAGACCATCTTATATACTATCAGGAGAATCTAATAAAGAAGATTGGTGTTTCCCGATTTTCCACCCTTCGAGAGCGTGCCCACTCTATCAAGAAATGGGATGACGACGAGTTAGAGAAAATGATCAAGTATTACACAAATGAAGTTAAAAGATTGAGTCATGAAAAAGGTATTTCTGTTAATCTGTAAAAAATATAAGTCCCCAGTGTTTCGCAACACCGAGGACTTGAACCAATTAAAATCCTATAAAGATTATACTTTAAAGGGATTTGTTTGCAAAGGTAATGAATTATTTTCAAATTGCCAAACAAACCTCACAAAAAAAGCCCGCTCACCAGCAGGCTAAAGAGAAAACCACCATATAATATTCTTTACAAATATACATGGAAGAAACTTATTGCAAAGGTACAATAAAATATCGAAATATCCAAATATATATCTGGATATATTTTGGTGTTTTTGAATATTTAACTTAATTATTTTGCATATATCAAGATAAATTAGTACTTTTGCCTTAAGAGAAAGCCGAATATAAATTATAAAAATAATACACAATATGGAATTAACAGAATATCTTAAAAAAATTAAAGGAAGTGAGGGTTACAGAATATTCTTGACAGGCCTGAACAAACAGTTCAAGTCAGCAGGGGTGCTGTATCGTGAGTTTAAAATTTTGGAGAGAATGACAACTATCGCTTTAAAGATTATTCATTTTGTTCATAGCTTTACCCCAAACAGCACAGAGTCGTTTACGGCAAGTTACAAACCGAAGTTGCTTCTTTGGCTGATTGTATCAATCGAGGAAGAGTTTGCTTTATCAAGAATGAGGACTTGAACCAATTATGAAAATAGTCGATTACTCTAAGCTATTGAAATCCTTTTGGGAAAAGAGGTTAGTTTGCACGCTGACAAGTTGCGAGGCAGATATGTATTATTATTTGCTGAAACAATGCGACTTGGGTAACTGGGCAAACCCATTCAAATTGCCGACGAAGAAGTGCGAGATAGAACTCGACTTCACTAGGAAAACAATTAGTAGTGTTAGAAACTCTTTGCAGCAGAAAGGATTCATTAATTTTAAGCCAAGCAAGGTGCGTGGCGAAATTGCTGAGTATGAGATTATTGGACTAAATGCGTTTATTACAGAAACGCAAAGTGAAACGCAAATGGGTACGCAAAGTGAAACGCAAATAGAAACGCAAACTGGTACACAAACGGAAACGCAAAAAGAAAAAACAAAAGAAAATTCCCCCCATACCCCCATAAAAGAAAATAAAAAAGAAAATCTAAAAGAGACTGCTGACGCAGTAGAGAAAGCCGAGCTTTCTCTCTTCACGTCAATCTCAGAAAGACGAACTGAATTTACAGAAAGACTCAAACCCTATGTTTCAAAATACGGGCAAAAGTTAATCGATGATTTCGCTGCTTATTGGACTGGGGCTGGCAAAGACGATACTCGTATGAGATTCGAGAAAGAGAATAAGTTTAGTTTGGCGGGGCGGCTTGCCACTTGGAGCAAGAACGAATTGCGTTTCAAGGGGAACACAGTTCTATCCGTAGAGCAAAAAGAAAGGCAATATGAGATAGATTGGCAACGTGTTATTAGATGGTTCAATAAACTTGGCTTGGTAGAGGTAAAATGTTTGACCGATAAACGTAAATTAGCCTACATTTCGATGTACGAGGCTCACGGAAAAGAAGGGTTAGTTGCGTTTTCTGATAATGTAAAATCCTCTGATTACCTGCTTGGCAAAACAGGAAGAGGCCCGAAGAGGGACTTCGATTACGTATTCGAAGAAAAGAACTTCGTGAAAATCATCGAAGGTAGTTTTGAAAACTTTAAAAGCGCAAAAGAAAATGAAAAGAACATTAGAACAGGATGGAAAGCTCCAGAGCACAAAGATACATCAGCGTATCGGGAGGGGTTTAGAGTTACCCCTTGAAAACAAGGAGGCCAAGAATCTTCTATACTCATTCTACAAGCGAGAGGTAGAGAAGCGTAAACGGCAGTTTGTTTTCACAAGTGAACTTAAAGGAGCTATGTCGAAGATAGGAGATTTTCTTACAACAGAGACAAACTTCTACGGTTTATTCATGCCGGGTAGCATAGGAAATGGAAAAACCACTATGCTAAAGGCTATCAGAGATTTGTTAGTCTATTTGGTGGAAACCAACAAGATCAGCTATTGTGAGGGAGACAAATATCCTCATTTCATCAAAGCTACAGACATGGCAAATATGATTATCGAAGACAGGAACGAATTTCGCATAATAAAAAATACCAAGTTCTTGTTGATAGATGACTTGGGGGCAGAGCCGACAGAGCTTATTACCTATGGAATGCCATACAGACCATTTGATGAGCTTTTGGACTATCGCTACGAGCTGTTGCTTCCTACCATTATCAGTTCAAACCTAACAGCAACTGATATTGGGCAGAAATACAATGACCCAAGAATCGTAGATAGAATGCATGAAATGTTTGACATTTTAAGTTTCGAGGAGGTATCTTTCAGATGAGTTTAACACAATCACCATTTCAGGGCCAGCCATTAATCAACGACACAAAGGCCGAACAATATGTAATTGGCAGTATGCTTACTGACCCTACCGCTTATTCGGTCGTAAGCCAATATCTTGACGAAGAGTGTTTTTACGACCCCATCTGTAAGGATTCCTGGAAAGCAATCGACACTATAGGAAAACGGGGTGTGCCTATAGATATAATATCAGTTTCCTCCGAATTAGCAAAAGAGAAATCATCCGTTTCTCCAATAGACTTGATGAACATTTCGTCTCAAGTAGCATCATCTTCTCACGCAGAATTTCATGCCATAAGACTGCAAGATTTGGGTAGGAGAAGAAAACTATGGGTTGTTGGCCAGCAACTTTCAAGGGTAGGCCTATCTGAGGATATACCGACATCCGATGCTCATCAAGAAGCTATTGAAAGCATAGGGAGGGTTTTCGAGAAGGCAGACGGAGTATTCACACTCAACGATGCAATGAATAGCCTTAACGATATAATGATAAAAAATGCTACCGTTGGAGGTGTTACCACAGGAACAAAAACAGGCATGGATAGATTTGACGAGAAGGGAGGACTACAGAAATCTGACTTAATTATCATAGCTGGTGAAACCTCCCAAGGTAAGACATCACTCGCGCTTTGCATGACACGAAACGCTATTGAGAACAGAGCAAAGGTTGCTTTCTACTCTATGGAAATGACGAAGGAGCAGCTTACCGCACGTCTTCTTTCTGCCAAAACAAATATTCCGGCCAACAACATTCTTTATTCTGGAAGTTTAGCACCAAGTGAGATAAAAATGATAGACGATGCCAGAGGGAAGCTACCTGGAGATAACTTGTTTTTTGATGACAAGAGTACTTCGAATATAGACTCTATTTTGCTTTCTATCCGAATGCTTAAAATGCAAAAGGATATTGACGGAGCTGTTATTGATTACTTGCAAATACTTAATGTGAATTCAAAAAGCACAAGCTTCAGTAGAGAGCAGGCTATGGGTGATGCCGCACGAAGATTCAAGAACCTTGCAAAGGAACTGAACATATGGATCATCGCCCTAAGTCAGTTGTCTAGAGATAGCAACTGTCCCGAGCCGAACTTGAACCGACTGCGCGATAGTGGACAGATAGGAGAAGCTGCCGATGTTGTCATCCTAGTCTATCGAGCAGAGTATTACAACAGAGCGTACCCTGCCCCATTCGACAATAAGGACGACTATCCTACTGATGGAACGGCTATGATAGACGTTGCCAAGGGACGTAATATCGGAACATTCAAATTCTTTATGGGATTCAATAAAAATACGACAAATTTTTTCAAGACTAATTTAATCAACGAGGATGTACAGGTACCTTTTGAAAAGCCAGAAGAAGCGGATGCACCATTCTGATAATCAGAGAGTTACAAAGCACGATGATTTAGTATTTTTAACTAAATTATTTATTAGTATATTTGCATATATCAAATAATTTTCGTACCTTTGCATATAGATAAAAGGTAGTACTTTTGATTAATCAGAGCCTACCAAGAACATAAGTTGAACCAATTAAAATTATAAAGATTATGAAACAGTTAGGTTATTTAGATACACCTTGCTTGTCTCCTTCAGAAAAGGAGCAGCTGCAGGAAGACTTGAAAGGTATGGCAGTATGCTTGAATACACCTTATGGCTTCAAAGCTTTTGGAGATATAGATAGTGACCTTGATCCAGACTATGATTTGGAAGATTATGAGGAAGACCCATATTTCAATATGCTCAAAAAACAATACATGCTAATTAAGTTTGTTGAAAGCGAGTGTACTCGAAAGTTTGGAGATGGTTTAATTAGTTTTTATGATATTCAGGACTATCTCGAAACAGTAGATGATTGGAGAGTGTTGGATGAAAGTCATATAGAATTAATATACAAATTTAAGTTTAACAAATAGAAAGGGAATGATTATGAGAAATTCAAATTTCAATCTTATAAAGTCTTTGGGCTATGTTGTAGTGTTGGCAAGTATGGCTTCGCACTCTGTACCGCACGAATATTGGCAAAACACAGAAGACGGACTTCTGTATGGTCATGTTGGTGACAGTGAAGAAGAACACAAACTTTTAATGATGGAAGGTGCTGTATGAGATATTGTATCGAAAGAATTTGCCCCACAGGTGATGTTTCCGAAAAGTTTGGAGACTACTCCGATGAAAAGGAAGCTAACAGAAACGCAGAGCTACTAAACACAGTAGATCCATTTAATTACTATAAAGTAAAGAAAGAAGCATGAAATACCAAGAGTTCAAGAAAAAGCAGCAGGATGAATTTGACAAGCTGCCTATGAAGGCTACATTCGTAGGCAAGCATACTCTTCCATATGTAGTAGATGTCACATTAGAAAAGAGATAGCTATGTTAGTAAAGGAAATGGTACAATACACGAGAACGGCAGACATGGAAGAACTCTATCTGATGCTCAATAATGATTCAGTTGCCTATGACCTTTGGCACAATTATGCTGAAAAGTATGCCCTGAAGATGGTAAATGGCGAGGCGGTAATGATGGAGAATGTCGCCCATGTGATGATTGCAAGAATCATCCAATCTTGCGATAGATTGCTAAACTGGCGCAGAAAGATGATTACTGATGATCTAAATATAACCAAAGAGCAGAAAGAGATTGTTGCGTGGCAGTGGTTCTATAATAGTATGATGGATTTATGTACTTATTATAAAGGTAGGCAAAAGTAAGGTTTAACATGACGGGTATTAAGGACACCCACAAGTTAGATACCTTATTCTTATCTGGCAGCCGGAAAGACGGCAGCCTACCTTCTAACAAAAATATACAATTATGAAGAATATTTATCATATACATCAGTCTTCCAATTCCTATTGGGATAGCCGTTGGACTGACACAGATTATTATCTTTGCGACAGCGAGGAAGAGTATCAGCAGAAATTGGCTGAATACACCGAGAAGCGTAAGCAGATTGAGAAGGATTTTAAAGAGAATCCAACAGAGCACAATAAGTATTGCGCATTGTTCTTACAGCTCAGCAAGGAGCAAAAGGTGCATGCCAGCGAATACTACTACGCACATGAATGGTGTGGCAAAGAGTTCGATGCTTTCGGTTTCTGCTGGAGTGAGAGGTTGGAGAGAAGCACGCATTACAAGTACTTCTTGAAGCCGGGGTCTGTAACTAATGAAAGCGTAAGTTCTGCCGTTGGCAGATTTACAGGATATGGAAGTTAAACTAAATAAGATTGGAGGTGAAACATGTAGAATGAAGTAAACATCGTTAAACAAAACAATGGTCGGGATTTACTACTATTAATACATAATATAATATTTATCTGGCAGCTCGGAAAGACGGCACCCGACCTTTAAAATTTAATCAGTATGGAAATAGAAGAATTAATAAAAATAGCAGAGTCTGATTCCTGGTCTGTTACCGAAGAGGAATACTCAAATGGAAAAGGATTACTCTTTTCAAAATATTCACCTGCAGGTCAAGACTTTTCAATATCAACCGGACCATTTGAAAGTGCGGAAGAATTGATCAACAGCATTCACCAACGTTACGTAGAATATGATGTTGACAGTGAAGCATATTTATGGTTGGACAACGATGGCCATGGAAAGAATGGCGCACCATATCGCATGAGGGATGTACTGGAAGATATGGAGGCTTGCAAGAAGATGATTTACGACTTATTTATTTTGTTATCTAGAAGGTTATGAAAAGAAGTGAATTATTTATAGCTTGCGCCAACAATTACGATTGTAAGTCAGATTGCGACAACTGTGATTTATATCTTCGTTATCGGGAAGAAAAGGGGGATTAACTATGAGCAAAGAAAGTATTATTAAGGTTGGTCGGTTCGATAAAGCATCAGACTATCCGATCGGTCAGAAACTTATTATAAACGGAAGAACCTGTGTAGTAACAAAACATGGAGATTGTGCTGATTGTTTTGTCGGCGTGCCGAACATACAACGTCGGGACACAGATGTTATCTGTAAAGACTTAGCTTGCACAGCGGTTGAAAGAAAAGATAAAACGAGTGTTCATTTCAAAGAAATTTAATTATGACGGTGTACTTGATTTATAAAGAAGATGCTTGGCATTCAAAGGGAAGTGGCAAATTGCTTAGAGTAGCCGATAATCTTGAGAAATGCTACGCAACCGCTGAGGCTAACGGAGCTTCGGAAGACCAGATTAGAGATTTGCGCAATATCGGGCAAAGTCAATGTAGCGGTAAAAGCTACGAGTTTAACATTGAAACATGGGAGGTTACATAATGAAATTTAAAGTTCATATAGAGGAAACGTTAAGTAAAGACGTTATCGTGGATGCAGAAACGAGACAAGATGCTCGTGCCATGATAGAAGAGAAAATCGAGAATGAGGAGATCGTTCTTTCTGCTGATGATTTCACTGGTTGCAGAATTATTGAAGTTATGAAGGAAAATGAATATTAAGACAACAAAGACAGAGTACAAGGAGCTGCTTAAAGTGTTAGAACAATCTGCCAACTTTGTTACAGACAAGGCTACAAGAGCCAGAGAGCTTGATATGGCGAGAAGGCTTACAAGATCAAGGTTATTACTGGAGAAAAGAAATGGCAGTTTTGAAGGAGAAGGCAGCGATAGTCATTAATGGCATCGTGTATGTAGCGGAACCAATGGATGATTGCGAGGATTGTGCGTTTTGTACGGGCTTGGCACAATGCAGTGTAGATTTCATTTGCATCTCTATGAGAGAAGCATTCCGCAAGGGGTTTAGAAACAAGCCCATCGGTTTCAAAAAATGGAAAGGTTATGAAAGGAACAGAAACATTCAAGAAGGTAATCAAGGCATATCTTGACAAACGAGCAGCAGAGGACGAACTGTTCGCAAAGGATTACGCCAAGCCGAATAAGAATATCGATGACTGCTGCGACTTTATCATCTCAGAGGTCAAGAAATCCGGAAGACAAGGATTTGATGATGATGAGATTTATGGTCTTGCGGTTCATTATTATAATGAAGAAGAGGTTTCATTCAGCAAGAACATAAATTGCACCATCGTTACAAACCTCTCAGACCAAACCAAGGAGAGTTTGGAGAAGAAGGCAGAGGAGGAGTTCAAGCAAGCTAAGATTATGGAGCTCAAAAAGAAGGAGTCTGCAGAGAAGGAGCGCTTGAAGAAGAAAGCCGAGGCCAAGAGAAAGAAGGATGCCGAGGTTGGGCAGTTGAGTTTGTTTGATTTTTAATTATGTGAGTTATGAAACCAAGAAATAAGATAGAGCGTGAAGTCGTCAAACTATCCGTTAGAATACCAGAGTTATCTGACAAACAACGTCAGTGGGCCATCAAAACTTGTATTTCAGAAGACGTCGCTTATAAGTATAGAGACAGATTTTCAAGAGGGTGTTTTTATCTTGTATGTACTTTCAAAGGATGGCAAGTTCTCAGATATTTTCAGATAAGAGCAAAGTTTCGGTTTCATAAGATTGTTAAAGAAAAAATCTACTTCAAGGAGTGTATGCAACAATGGATGAAAGACGGGAAATACGTCTTCCTTGCCAGACAGAGGATTAACGGATATTTCACAGACGCTTTTACTTCAAGCGGGAATTTGGAAGTGAGAACACATACTGTATGGGGCTACCTTGGCGACCCACGCGAACTTGGATTTGATGGAGTATATTATGCCTCGGTTCAAGACAAGTATAAGTATGCTCTCAGAGACTTCAAGAAAAAAATTTCATGTGATGAAATCTTTCGTTCTGTTAATGCTAACACGTACAATGAAACCCTCATGAGACGAGATGTTGATATGTGGAAAATGTGCAAGTATCACGAAGCAGTCTTTGACAAAGAAAAAATGTCAGCTATTAAGATTGTAGTCAGACACGGAAAGGCAGAATATCTTTATGACAGCTTATGGTGGGATATGCTCGACAGTATCATATATCTTAAGAAAGATGTACGCAACCCTTCAATAGTTTGCCCGCAGAATCTTCACGATGCACACGACAAGTGGCTTAAGGCTGCCGACAACAAGAAAAAGAAGATGGAGGACAGAATGACTAAACTGCGCTTGATTGCTGAAGAAAAAATGCAACTCAGGTACCTGGAGCAAGCAGCTAAAGCCGAAGAGGAGAATAAGAAAAAGGCAGAAGCAATGGCTAATGTTTATATTGCCAGAAGAAAGCAGTTCTTTGACATTGACATAAAGGATGGCGCCATAGACATACAGGTTCTTAAGTCCGTCCAGGAGTTCTTTGAAGAAGGAAAAGAGATGGGGCACTGTGTATTTAGAAACGGCTATTACGATGTGAACAGAAAGCCGAACTGTCTCATACTTTCTGCCAAGGTAAACGGACAGCGTATGGAGACAATCGAGGTAAACTTAGCCGATGTTACCGTTGTTCAATGCCAGGGCCACAGAAACATAAACTCAGCTTTCCACGATACTATCCTAAAACTCATCAACGACAATCTATGGCAGATAGAATCTAGGCTTCCGAACAGAGCAAGCAGAACGGCGTAATTTTTTAGTATTTTTGACTAAAATTTCCGTTTGATATATTTGCATATATCAGATAATTTTCGTACCTTTGCGTATAAGAAGAGCCTATTTTGTGGTGTTTTAGGCTATCAAATCTGCATATACTCATGTTTTTATGTTAAAATATAGTTAATTTTAGATTTTAAGTATTTAATCATCAAATATTTTATTTAAATTTGCAGCAATGGAATACGATTATAGTAAACTAAGAGAGTTCATCAAACGTTGCGAATGGAACTGGGCCAAAACAATGGTTGATGTTCCGCACGAATATATCGTGAGGAATAAGAGTGCTATTACGAATGATGAATTTCAATATTTCGTTGAGGCACAACGAAAATATGGAGTGCATGAGAGATGGGGTAAATACAACCTTCAATACATGTACATCGACGGTTACAAATATTGGACTATGGGATGGCCTCCTATTGAGACCACAATCATAAACAGGCAGAAAGTCTTCAATGAGTTTGATTTTCTAGAGTGGCCTATACCGAGAATCTATTCGAACCAGGAGATGGACGTGATGGCAAAATCTATCATGTTCACGTTTAAGGACAGAAGATTTTTCGAGGCAGGTATCGGAAACGGAGACTTCGTCGCCTATACCAAGATAAAGCCGGAAATGTATTATGGAGTTGATCCTAGCAAGAAAGCAATCAAGCAGTTCAGGGAGAAGACATCCGGGTTTTTCCGAAGATGTTGTACTATTTCTTTTGAGGAGGCGATAAAGAAATGGATGTCAGCAGACAGCGTTGTGGTTGCTCTTTTCGGTACCGCTTCCTACTTCATGCCTCAGTATCTCCGTAAACTGGGCGAGAGTGGTCTGGATTATTGCCTTATGTTCTACAAGGATGACTACACCCCTGCAGAGTTCGAGGAAATGCACCATTTCACCTACGACAGAATGCAGCTGAAATCAATGTTCCCGAATTGTAACATATACAATCACAAGAATTTCATAACCATTTCAAGTAAAAAAATCATCTGGCAACAGACGACATTAGAAAATGAAATATTCCCAGTATGATAAAATAGCAAGTAAGTACGACACTTTGTTTCGTGATGAAATGAGTCTCGTTGAGAACCACGAGGTGGGGGAAAATCTCCCACCTCTCAGTGGTTCAATTCTAGACATCGGATGCGGAACCGGCTTACTTACAGAGATTGCAGAAATCGACCCGCAGGAATACTTAGGAGTTGATCCTAGTAAAGGAATGTTGGAGCAGTTCATTAACAAACACCCTGAATATAAGGAAAGGGTAGTCTGCGAGCCTTTCGACGGTAAAAACCTGGACTGCAAGAATTTTGATAACATTGTAGCTTTGTTCGGCTCTCCATCTTATCTTTCGCGGTATGCTGTTCTTTCAATATCACGGTGTAAAGCCCGAAAGTTCTTGATGTTTTACAAGGAGACGTATCACCCCGTCACTTACGAGAAATGCGATGTAGAATTTAGGCATTTCTTCTATTCCAAGAAGGTCTTGTGCAGTCTTTTCGGTGAAGAAAACGTATCAGAGTATCACAATTATTTAATAGTAAATTGCGTATGACATCACAGAAAGGTTTGCGTTATGATGGCAGTATTGATAAATACCCCATCACAGAAGGCGAGATTTACAGTTTAGGCAATGGTAGCAAGATTACCATTGCCGATATTACTTTGGGGCTTCCAGAGTTTTCAAAGAATGCCGACTGCGTATTCATCGACCCAGCAGGAAGCAAAGGAGTCCTCAAAGCGTATTACACCAAGGCGGAGAAGCAATGCCCAGTTGACAATTTTGATGAGTTCGTTGCCCACATCAAGAGGTGCATCGAGCAGATTAATCCGGACAGACTATTCGTCGAGTGCTTCTACAGAAATAAGAAGCAGTTGGTTCCTATGGTAGAATCGTTATTCCCTCATGTAAAAATCTACGAGAACACCTATTATCATAAGCCAGATTGCAAGTGTTGGATTATCCAAGGCTCCAAGCAGGCAGAAGACTGGGGACTCCAGGGAATGGATGAATGGGATGCGGTGTTCAAGATTTGTAAGGATGTTCCGTTCAGCTCTATCACAGACTTCTTCATGGGTCAAGGACTTGTTGCCCAAGCAGCCTATGCTGCTGGCAAGGTTTTCTATGGTAGCGATATGAACAGAAATCGTTTGGCTGTAGCCATCAGCAAGGTTGCCAAGCGAGGTGGAGAATGGACAGTAACTAAATAATTACGCATATGATTAAACTCTCTCAGATTATCATCCTCAATGTTCCGAAGCGAGAACGTGAGGGTAACTACCTTAAGAAGTTGATAGAGACCAGCACGAAGCCCTATGGCATTCCTGTCAGTATCTCTATGGACCGAGGTAAGGGTCTTTGGGATAATTATTCCCAAGCGTTGACGCAAGAGGTAGCGGAAGGAACCCATCGTATGATTATCCATGATGACATTACCTTCGACCGTAACATTCTTGCCAAGATTTTACATATTCTCTCTTTTGCTCCAGAAAACAACGTTATCAGTTTCTACAATCCAACAAATGGTGACTATACTGATTGTTACGCAAAGGGCAAGCACGTTATCTCTACAAAGACAAACTTCTGGCTGCAGGCAAGCGTATATCCAAACGACCTTGCCAAGGATTTTGTTGAAACATCAAACAAGATGACGGATGATCAGACACGTTATGATGATTCGCGTCTTAAGGCATACCTTCAGGCAAAGGGTATCGACCTTTACGCCATCGTTCCCGGTCTGGTTCAGCATTTCGGTGCATACAGAAGCACGTTCAACAATCCAGGCGCAGTAGGTGGCATTCCTCGAAACAGCAAGACCTACGACAACCAGTTTGATGTAGAGTCTGTAGATTGGGAGAGTGAGTTCAAGAATCCTTATTTGGCTAAGTCAAGCAAGGATTGGGTTAAGGAAATAGTAAACAAGGAATTTCTCGATGAATACAAAAAACTCTAAGGAAAATCTAGCCTTGAAATTGGCGAAGGACAATATCGAGGTTGAGCAGGTGAAGCCGCTGCATATAGAATACGTTAAGGTTGACGACATTTATCCGAATGACTATAACCCTAATACGCATGATGCAGACAGTTTTGACCTTCTCATCAAATCGTTGCTCTATTTCGGATTTACTCAGCCTATCGTTGTAAACCGCTCGACGATGCAGATCGTGGACGGAGAGAACAGATACCGTGCCGCCTGCGTCATTGGATATGAGATGGTTCCTGTATGCTTTGTTGATTTTGACGAAGAGAAGTTGAGATATGCAACAATCATGCACAATGCCGCTCGCGGTCACAACAACAATGAAATGATGGGCAGACTTAAGGATTACCTTGACACCCATTTCAGCAATTCCAGCGACAAGGTATTATTAAACAATAGAAATAAGAAATGATATTTTACAGTGACAAAAACGTTTATGAGGCAGCTCTTGAAAGATTCAGATACATCTTTCGGGAGTTTTATGGTAAGCGTAAGATTGTCGTGACGATGTCGGGAGGAAAGGACTCTACCGTGGTTCTCAACCTTGCGCACGAGGTTATGAAGGAGATGGGAATTGAAAAGATTCCAGTCCTCTTTCTAGACCAAGAGGCAGAGACTCCAATGACTATCGAGTACATACGATACATCATGCACTTGCCGTGGGTTGAGCCATATTGGATTCAGTCATACTTCCAGGAATGGAATGCCTCAAAGGGAGAATGGTTCAATGTATGGGGGCCTGGAGAAAAATGGATTCGTGAGAAGGAACCTGATTCTTATGGCGATTTGGAAATCCCTCACAATCAGTACTTCTCCAAGACCCTCGATCAGGTACACAGAATGCTCTTCGGTAAAGACTACCTTACTTTGGGCGGTGTTCGCATCGAGGAGTCGCCGGCACGATTGTCAGGCTTAACTAGAGGCGAGTGCCTTCCTGGTATTACGTGGGGACGTGTTTTCGGTTATGATAAAAACGGCACACCGAGAGGTCTGGTTCTCTACCCTATTTGGGATTGGAAAGTTTATGATGTATGGTATTACATCTTTAGTAACAAGCTTCCGTACTGCAAGCTCTACAACTATCAGTTTACACAAAAGCCGCTGAGAGAGTGCCGAGTAAGTTCCCTCATCCATGAGCAGGCTATTCGCGACTTAGGTTTTATCAAGGAAGTTGATCCGTGGTTCTACGATAAACTGGTGCGAAGAGTAGCAAACGTTAATACGTCTGTACACGTCTTTAAGGAAGTGGCAAAATATTGTTACAACTTGCCACCTTATTTCAAGGATTGGGATGAATACGTTGATTATCTCGCAGACAATCTTTGTGAAGACAAGAAGAATGCGGAGACTATCAAGAAAGGCTACCGTTCCGCCAAAAAGAGAAATGTAGCTAAAGCCGGTCATTGCCAGGAGTGCATTGATTACGTAATACATCAGATTGGTTATACAAGTGCCGTCTGCGTCATTGCGGAAGATTTCGGCATGAAGCGCATTCAGAGTGTAGAGCGTTCTTTGCGTCAGTATTTGAGCGACAATTATGTTAAAATAGAAAAAGCTAATAAGGAATATGAATCTTCAAGAGAACATCAAGAAGGAGTTTGATGCTGCCAAGGATAAGGTGCAGTTTTTGAACGACCTCAGAAAGTATATCAGTTCCTTATCTCCGGAGAAAGTCAACCCTGTAGATTGCGTGCTTTGGGTTGACAAGGATATGGTTGTAGCCAACAACTACAACCCTAACCATGTGGCAGATAAGGAAATGCGTCTTCTCTATACATCTGTGAGGGAAGACGGTTACACAATGCCTATCGTTACCATTTGGGACGAGAAGCTGCAGAAGTATGTAATCATCGACGGTTTCCACAGAAACCTCGTTATTCGCAAGTTTGCGGACATCAATGAGCGATGTGGCGGAAAGCTGCCGATTGTAGTCCTAGACAAGGACATTGACCAGCGTATGGCATCAACCGTAAGACACAATCGTGCCCGTGGAAGTCACTCTGTCGATGGAATGGTAAACATCGTTTTCAATATGCTCAGAGATGGTGTGTCTGAGCGTGAGATTTGCGAAAAGGTAGGTCTGGAGCAGAAAGAGCTTGTAAAGCTTAAGTTTGTTACCGGTTTCGCCAAGATTTTCAAGAACTATAAGTACAATGCGGCTATCGAAAAGGTTGTCGACGAGAGACGCGTAGCAAGAGAGACAGCCAAGAAGAAGGAGGATAAGAAATGAAAGTAAAGGTAGTTAAACTCAGTGAAATCTTTCCTTACTATGACAACCCTCGTGACAATACGAATGCGGTTGAGCCTACGAAGGAGAGTATCAAGCGTTTTGGATACGTTAAGCCTATCCTCGTTGATAAGGCAGGTGTAATCATTGCCGGTCACACAAGATATGTGGCTGCTTACCAGTTGGGAATGGAGTTCGTTCCTGTCGTTTACTCGGATATGGACGACGAAATGGCAAAGAAGTACCGCATCCTCGATAACAAGCTGGCAGAGAAATCTTCCTTTGATGAAGACCAGCTTTTGGAGGAATTGCGCAACATGGAGGTTCCTACAGATATGCAGGCATTCTTCTTTGAGGACATCAATCAGATGCTCAACTTCTCTCTCGACAGCATCAACCAGCAGGCAGAAGAGTATGGTGGCTTCCAGGATGACTATTCTCAGGTTGATGATGAGAACTTCGAGGCTCCATCAAATGAAGAGGCTGGCGAAAGCGAGGAAGCTCCTTCGGATGAGGAGGAAGACCCTGCCAAGGATTTGTTCGTTCTCAAAGAGCGCGAGGACGGTTCACATTATATGAAGGTCGTTTGCCCATATTGTGGAAATATGGAAACAATAGAAATTGAGGATTAACAGGTATGGAAGAGATTAAGATTAATGACAAGGTAATTGAGTTACCTATTGACAGTATCGTGCCTCATGACGGTTCGCACAAGACCGACGAGACGGCAGTACAGGCAATCATGCAGTCCATCAAGGATTTCGGCATCACTCAGCCTATTTCCGTTGACAAGAACAACGTAATTGTAACAGGTAACGGTGTGTATAAGGCAGCTAAGGCATTGGGAATGGATAAGGTTCCCTGCATTCGTCTTGACTATCTGACTGATGAGCAGATTAAGCAGTATAGAATCGCTGATGACAAGACGTCCGAGTTCGCCACTTGGAACGAGAAGAAGCTTCGCAAGGAGCTCTCCTATCTCGGTGATCCTAACAGCATTCAGTTTGCTTTCGATGAGAGCATTGCCGGTATGCTTGGACTCAATGCTAAGCCAAAGGAACAGAAACCTGCGGCCGCACCTTCCAAGGCTGAGACTAACCATACGGCTAAGAAGGTCGTAACCGAAGCCCAGAAGGACCAGAAGTTCAAGGAGGAAATGAAGGGCGTTGAGGAGAATATCCAGGTCAAGCCTTCAGAGTATTATGAGTATAATTGTTCCGCTTGCGGTAAACTGGTAAAAGTTAAGAAGCCATGACAGATGAATCATCACAGCCGAAAGTAAAGTCTTTCGTACATAGAATTCCCAATCCTGTTGGAAGACCATACAAGATTAAGTCTTCTCAGGAATTATGGGATAAGTTTGTAGCTTACTGTGATGATGTTGAAAACGACCCTTGGCAGCAAAAGACTGGTAGCAATTCCATTGCAGGTGGCAGCGGCAAATCCACAAATTCCATGAGACAAGAGGTAAGGGTTTTCAGAAGAGCCTATACCCTTGTCGGATTTTGTGCTTTCTGTGGCATCGTTCAGAAATGGGCGGATTTCAAGAGAGGTAATCTTAAGAGACCAGGCTTTGAGCAGGTGATAACACAGATTGAGAATGTCGTGATGGCCCAGCAGATTGATGGCGCCATGCTTCATCAGTTTGATTCCAGCATTGTTGCAAGGCTCAACGGATTGGCAGACAAGCATATTCAAGAAGTAACAGGCAAGGATGGTGAGGACTTCAAGTTCCCTAAACTATCCTTGGATGATATTAAAGAATTACAGAAGATAAATGGACTTTGAGAAACAACGTTTTCTCCATAAGCAGTTAGTGGCTTCATCCCTACTGCAATTCACTACCAAGATGTTCGCCTATACTGCCCGACGTGAGTATGTTATAGGCGAACATCATAGGATTATATGTGATGCGCTCATGGATGTTATAAGAGGAAAGACGAATAAGCTGATTATCAACATCAGCCCACGTTATGGAAAGACCCTCTTGTGCTCACAGATGTTCATCGCATATGGTCTTGCGCTGAACCCTGCTTCAAAGTTTCTACATATATCTTATTCCGGAAGTCTCGTCCAAGACAACTCAATGGCGGTCAAGGACACGATAACTTCCGCATATTTCCAAACATTATTTCCGAATGTCAAAATCAGAAAGAACGATAACACAAGATCAAAATGGAGCACAACGGCAGGTGGTGGTGAGTATGCTACATCTACCTTGGGTCAGATCACAGGTTTTGGTGCAGGTCAGCCAGACTGGACCGAAGAAGACATAAAGAACATGGATAAGTTCATGGCTACGTTCAACCCTGGTCACTTTTCGGGAGCCATAGTTATCGATGACCCTTTACGACCAGATGATGCCTTGTCTGATAATGTAAGAGAGTCTATCAACAGACGCTTCGAGACAACCATCCGTAACCGTGTAAACTCGCGTCACACGCCAATTATCATCGTCATGCAGAGGTTGCACGAGCACGACTTGTGCGGTTACCTTCAAGAGATTGAGCCAAATGAGTGGAAGGTTGTTTCCCTCCCGGTAATACAGACAGACGAGGACGGAAAGGAGCGAGCATTGTGGCCATGGAAGCATACACTGGAAGAGCTGTATAAAATCAAGCATGCCAGCGAGTTCGTATTTGAGACACAGTACATGCAGAACCCTACCCCTATGGAAGGTCTTATGTACCATGTCTTCAGAACATACGACGAGCTGCCGGACAGAAGGTATGCAAGAATGATTGGCAACTACACCGACTCGGCAGATACTGGTTTCGACTTCCTTTGCTCTATATGCTTCGATGCACATGATGACGGTTACTATGTTACCGATGTTCTATACACTAAGCGACCGATGGAATACACGGAGCCAGCGCAAGCCAATATGGTTAAGCGTAATCAGACAGACGTGTGCTTCGTCGAGAGTAACAACGGTGGACGCTCTTATGCCCGCAATGTTGAGCGCATAACAAGGGAACACGGAAACAGAATCACACAGTTCGTAACGTTCACGCAATCGAAGAACAAACAGATTAGAATTTTCACTCGCTCCAGCGAGGTAAATAATAAATTAGTATTCCCTTCTAATTGGGAGCAGTTGTGGCCGGAGTTTGCCCACGACATGAAATCCTACAGAAAGGAAGGATATAACGCCCACGATGATGCGCCGGACGCTTGTACGGGCATCATAGAGAAGTGCGAGGAGTGGCTTAACAATGCTACCGATGCACAGCTCAGGCAAGGAGGATTCTTGTAATTTCATATTTTTTAACTATGCTCGTAAGGCGTTTGCTCGTGAGAGTAAGCGCCTTAACTATTTGAATATCAATCTATTGTAATTTAGTATTTTTAACTAAAATAATTATTAGTATATTTGCATATATCAAATAATTTTCGTACCTTTGCATATAGATAAAAGGTAGTACTTTTGACTATTCAGAGTCTACCTTACAAGTTGAACCAATTAAAATTATAAAGATTATGAAGACAATTAAAGTTACCAATGCTCCAAAGTCAATGATTATGGTACTCGTTGAGAATGACAATAGATTCGTTTTTAACAGCGGTGACATATTTATTATGGGAACGAGCAACGTAGAGAAGTTCAAGAAATACATAAAAACAAAAGGCATATCTTCCTCTGAGATTGATAGCCTCTCCTACGAAGTCGTTGATATTGACGAGGTAAGTGATTTGTATAATTTCTAACCAATTGAAATTATAAAGATTATGAGTACTTTATTAGTTACATTCTACAAGGAGGTGTTTCACGGTATGGATGACAAGACCTTAGAAAAGGTTGAGTTCGAACATAAGAAGAACGTGAACAAGAGTGATTACGAAAATATGACGGATGCTTATGACATTGCAGTAAGCAGAGGGCACAACCCTGGTAAGAACATTTCAATAAAGGAGGTTTAGCTATGGACAGTGTTTTTGAAACAAAGCTTCTCAAATACAAGAAGCACATCATCCAGGTTTTTGAGGATATGTTTGGTCAGAGATACGTCTATATCGACGGCAAGACACAGACTTATTCTATTAATAATGCAAAGAGAATGATTAGCCTATGTTGTCAACAGTAATATTCACGAATGGCGCCCTGAAGAATGTGGAGCCGTCCAACGGAACGGATTTCTCATTGGAGGAGTTGAGAGGATTTGTTGGTGGACACATCGAGTTGGTACGACTCAGCAAGTCGCAGGTGATGGTAGTTAATGAGGAAGGAAAGGTTTATGACCTTCCTCAGAACGAGAACGCCACGATGCTTGTGAACATAGCAGGTATCAGAGACGTAATAGTAGGTAATGTATTAGTTTGCGACATTAATAAAATCAAGTAATATGGATAAGAATGATTTGATGGAGTACCTTGTAGAAGAGGCAGAGTATAGTGAGAGTAAAGTAGCAGAAATGACTAACACAGAGTTGCTGGATCATTGGCTGGAGTATAACGGAATTTATGGTTTCACAGATGACATCAAAGATGTTATTGAGGCCGCTTTTGATGTAGATTTGGAGGACTAGCTATGTATAAAGAGAATATAGGAGTAGATGGATATGGGCGCAAGATGCGCCTGTATCATGCTTGCAGCATGGTATATTGTGACCACGTTAAGAATGATAAGGTAGTTAGAACAAATCAGATTAAGGTAGATTATGACATCATCCTAATGTTCAGCGCTCCACACATGAGCGGAGCCTACATTTACGATGAGATTCACAGAAGATACGGAAAACGGCTATGAAAGAGATTATCACCATTGAAGTAGAAAGCTCTAGTGTAGAGTGCTATAGTAGCTTTTATACGGACCTGTTGTCTTTCGTCGCGCACAGAGTGAATGGTACTCCATTGAGAATTAAAATAATCTCAGATATTAAGTAGCGTATGAAACCAATGTTAGCAACAAGATATTATCCGTCACAGACGAAGTTTCCTTGCTTCGTTCAGCCTAAATACGACGGAGTTAGATGCGTCCTTCATGAAGGAGAAGGTGGTGAGGTTCATCTCACATCGAGAGGTGGCAAGGAATATGATGTTCCTCAGATTAAGGCGTGGGGAGAGAAGCACCGCGGTATGCTTCCTTTGGATGGTGAGATATACAACCACCAGGAATTGACCTTTCAACAGATATGTTCTGCTGTAAAGTGCCGCTCTACCATGACCGACAAGCTACGTATGGTTATCTACGATGCACAGATTCCAGGAAGCTTTGCTACCAGATGGAAAGCTCTGCAGGAGGAATTTGCTCCCATTGATCCAAACGGACCTGTGTACCTTACGCAGACTTTCGTTGCCCATTCAGAGAAGGACATCAAGCGATGGCACAAGATATTCGTTTCCACCGGTTACGAGGGTGCCATTATCAGAAATGCAGATGGAATCTATACCGAGGGCAGAAGCAATGACCTTATGAAGCTGAAATCATTCGATACGACGGAGTTCAAGGTTGTAGATGTTTTGGAAGCGGAGGGCAATGATGCGGGTACCGCTATATTCAAACTGAAGTGTGGAGAGCATGAGTTCTGCGCCCGCCCAGTAGGCCCAAGGTCACTCAGAGCCCAATACTTAGCCGACAAGTACGAGTTGATAGGTATGGCGGCGACTGTTCAGCACCAGGGTTATTCTGATGCTGGAGTGCCGAGATTTCCTGTATTGTTGAACATTAGGGATTACGAGTAATGACAGCATTAAATATTAACGAGTATTACGGCTGCTTCTCTTGCGAGGCTGCTGACGAGCACGGAAATGGTTGCAGGCACGGTCTGCTGTTCCCGGTACTGATTACAATGGAAAACAAGAGAAGCTGCCCAAACTATAAATTCGAAGAGAAATAATTATGGAGTTAGAAGTTAAGTTAAAAAGAAAATATGAGTCAAAGACAGAGCCTCTTATCCTTATTAATTATAAAAGAGACTTGCGAAGATGTGTCAACATAACTTACCCAAGAGATTGGGATTGCGAAAAGCTTGATACGTTCATTCAAACGTTTCACGACATACATGTAAGAAAGCCTTTATACACGTCAGAATGGGGGGCTTTGCTTATGAAAAACAGACTTGAGGAAATCAAGGAACTTGGCTATCGTGTCATTGCAATTAAGCAAACGTATGGCTATATCGTTCGAAAGGACGGAAAGTTTCTATCCTATCAGCTTGCCAGATATACATCAGAAGGAGGAATAAGCCTGACATACAATTATAAGCCTTCAGCTAAACATGGGACAGGTGCTATACAGGGCGGAGAGAGTGGCTACAACTTTGGATTCACAGAGTTCAGCAAAGAGATGCTGGACGAGATGATGGACTACCCTAAACTTTACGGAAAGGTAGAGCGTTATAAGGACTTTTCTGACTACTGTAAAAGAGAGTCTAAACGTTATAGCTATCTTGAAAAGTTTATTTAGATTTTTTGGTTCAACACAATAAAGTACCATATGATGCGTTATTAATCTGATAGACGGATTATTAACTAAAGCTTAGCTACCGGCATGACGGGCGCATCATATGGGAAATAGAAAATTTGTACCTCAGATAGGAAGGTATCTTGAAAACATTTCAGAGGCATTAACTGTCCTTTCGTTCGTAGCGTTAGCAATTTCCGTCATTACATGGATAACGACGTTGAACCAAGACAGCTATAGTTCTTCAGATTTTAGCGGAATTCAAGCATTCTGTTTTGTTATCTATTCGGTCTTTTCGATAGTGTTATCATTCGCTCTTCAAGGTTTCACTTATATCGTGAAGGCTGCTATTCACTACCTTGACAATGAGGGTGAGTTTGACGAGAAAGAATAACTAAATTCTAACAAGGCTATGTCGTCCAAATTAATAGTAGATCAGAAGAACGTTAAATATCTTTTTCAAGATAAGAAAGCTACATTTCTGATACCAGATTATCAACGCCCTTACGCTTGGGGAGAAGACGAATGTAAGGTCTTATGGGAAGACTTATTTTCCTTTTCATTCCCGAATAACAACTGCGACAGCTTCGATTCTTCAGAAAGTTACTTTCTCGGTCCTATAGTAACATTCCGTAATGACGAAGGGAAACTTGAAATCATTGACGGTCAGCAGCGTCTTACGACCTTGCTTCTCTTACTGCGAGCTTTCTACAATCGCCTGGAGCACATGAAAGACAATCGTTCAATCAAGATGCGAGAGGATATAGAAAAGTGCATTTGGAGAGCAAACGAGTTCGGAGAATATGATCCAAACGACTTGAAGATAAATTCGGAGGTTGCTACTGATAACGACAAGGAAGAGTTTATGGATATACTCCGGAAAGGAACATCAGAAGGAAAAAGTCGGTATGCGACCAACTTCAGATACTTTCAAGACAAGATAGGAAAATTCATTGAAGAATACCCTTCTTTCTTTGCATTATATCCAGCTCGTATTCTTAATAACTGCGTGCTACTTCCGATAGAGGCTGAGTCGCAAGATACTGCTCTTAGGATATTCTCGACGCTTAATGATAGAGGTAAGCCATTGTCTGACTCAGACATCTTCAAGGCACAGCTCTATAAGTTCTACTCATCCATCGGGAAGAAGGAAGAGTTTATCACTACATGGAAAGAGCTTGACGAACTCGTTACCAAAATATTCCACCCATATCGTGGAACACCTTTGGATGAGTTGTTTACACGCTATATGTACTACGAGAGGGCATTGCAGACTAATCGTAGTTCTATGACAGAAGGACTTCGCAAGTTCTATGAGAAAGATGGATATGTTCTACTTCGACGAGAGCAGACTTTAGAGAATTTAGTCTTGCTTGCGGACTTCTGGAAAGATGTATATTCTCAGAACGAAGACCGTTTTTCCGTGGATGTACTAAAGCGCTTGTTTGTATTGAATTATGCGCCTAACAGCTTATGGACTTATATTGTATCGGTATATTTCATGCACTATAAGAATGCTGAGAATATGCTAGACAATGAGAAGTTCTATCTGTTCTTGAATCGTTTGATAGGCTTTATCTGGGCATACGCTATCAGTAACCCAGGAATAACAGCCTTGCGAGCACCAGTATTCAATGAGATGGTGAATATCATAGAGAACAAAGAGATTGCTTTCGAGAACTATCTATTTCAAGAGGAATTGTTCCGTTCGCAATTCACCAACTTCAGTTTTTCAAACACTCGTGCGATTACGAAGTCGATGATTGTATGGTGGGCATTCTCTTTCGATAGTCAGGAATTGCTTCCTCTTGACGCAACATATGATATTGAACACATCTTCCCAAGGAACAGACAAGTCAAGGAAGGTGGATTGTCGAGTGACGAGGTTCTTGAAATGTTGGGAAACAAATCGGTATTGGAGCGAAGAGTTAATATTCGAGCATCCGATTACAGATTTGCTGACAAGATTAAGTATTATAATGGTGAGTTCAAATCCACAGGCGAGAGGATTGGAACTAAGATACACGAATTACGAATGCTGTCACAGACGTTGACAGATTTTACAGAAACGGATATTAGGGAGCGCACGTCAAGAATGCTTGATAAGTTTATCGCTTACCTCGAATCTAACTCCCTGATTTCCAATAAATTAAATTCGTAATTTAGGTTAAAAGATTTGGTAATCTGACAAAATTTTCGTACCTTTGCATATAGGATAAAGGTAGTAATTTTGTCTAAGAGCCTACTAAATAGGGCAACTGTAAGTTACTACCTGCCGAGGCTGGGACGCTAGCTGAGGGTCTTGTTCAGGGTGTGACGAGCGGCTGCCCTTCTTTATAAAATGAGCTCGACGGTTGCATATAAAACAAGAATATGGCAACAAATGCAGACATGAGCTTGAAAGAGTTCGCAAAGGAAATGCTGGTCGAAGTTAGAAAGGACCAGGAGTGGTTAACAAGACAGAAGGAAATCATGGGTGATCTCCAGGAGAGAATCGATGAGTGCTTCAAGAAAGTGCAGAAGTGCGACATGACAAAGGGTGTCTACTCCACTACGCAGATGGCGAAGGAGTTGGGCATGAGCAGCGCACAGAAGTTGTACGAAGAGCTGAAGGAGGTTGGCCTTGCGTTCAATCAGGGCTATGAGTGGATGCTGACAAGTCCTTACTCCACCTATCAGCTAACTGAGGTGACTACACACCTTATCAAGGGCAAGTACATAAGAAGACCTCTTTGGACGGAGCGAGGCAGACGCTGGCTTCTCGCATTGAAGGAGAAGAACATCATCTGCAACCTGCCGAAGCCGAGAGTACCGAAGGCTGTTGAAAAGTGTATTGCTTCTCAGTCCGGCGAGAAGAAGAAAGAGGTCAAGGTTGAGCCGCCAACACCGCTGATGAAGAAAGCCGAGACTCTTAAGGATGAAATCAACTGCCTTTTGAGTCTAATCACAGAGGTCGGAAAGGGAGAGACGATGCTCCTTATGGGAGACATCATGACAATCTCCACCACCATCAGTGAGCACGTGAGCACATTGGCTTTTGAGGCTTACAAGACATTAAATGCACCAGCGAGGGCTTGAACCAATTAAAATTCGAAAAGATTTGGATTTTCCAAAATAAAATATTACCTTTGCAGCGGTAAAGGAGAAAGATAAAGGATTGGGTGAGCCGTTCACACGTCGGCCTTCGGGCGCAGACTTCGGAAGGACCCCAATCCTCTTTTATTTCAGTAACCTCATCGTGTATAAGATTTCGCCATCGGTGAGTTTTGTCTTAAACTCGATTTTCTTTCCATTATATTCAGCTTGATAGACATTGAAGAAGCAATCGTGGTGTTTGCCTTGCTCTTTTCTAACGAACTTTCCGTTAGGAAGCCAATCCTTTATGTTCAAGGCAACTTGTATCGTATCGGGCAGATGAGAGTTATTGATGTTCTTAGAATATGTCTCCGTAAGGAACTTCTTATTCATGATTATTTCTTTCTCACCCAAGAACAAATAAAGCCTCTTTGCCGTCTCTTTCTCGTTTATCTGAACTTCTTTCAGATTCTCTGTTGCCCATTCGTTGATTGACTTTGTGATTTGAGCTTTTGTCTCATTCGATACTGATGGAATGCGAACAGTCTTCTTTTTCTGTGTTTTCTCAACATTGGCATATTGAGTGATATAGGATGATTGCTTTACCTTGTCTTTATTGTCATCCACCCAATTCGTGAAGTTCTTAGGCATAGTATTGTTTGGCTGTTTACCACTCCAATACTCCTTTTCACTCATAATTACCGGGATGGCATAGCACATACAATTTACGTGCCAACCAACCCAAGGGAAATAGCTCGGGTATATGCCAGCAAGCAAATCACACATATCGTGCTTATGACTTGGGTTATTGGTCGTCTTTATCTCTTTGCCTTTAATGTAGTCCATCCTAGCCCACCTTTCCTGCTCGGCAGAACGGTAGGCCATGTTTATCTCGTTACGTGCCAGGCGCACGCTTCTGTACTCGCAGTTCTGAATGGTTATGGCTTTGCTGTATTTCTTCTTATAGTCTTTGGCAAGTGATGGATAATCATTAAGGTACTTACTGACCTTCTTGCTGAGTTTAACAGCACTCATACCCTTCTCTATGCCGACAGACAGAGCTTTCTCCAGAGCCTCTTTTACATCAGCTCTCTGGTTCCATATTCGTTCTGAAAGACTGAGACCATTTATCTTTCTTTCCACAAAAGCCTTCTTTGCCGCATTGTTGTGTTCAAAGTAAGCTTTCTGTTTTGTCTCCGCAATCTTCCTCGTAAAGGTGCCGATTACCCTTTTGGCAAGTAGATCTTGCAGAGTGTTACTGTTCTTCCATTCCTCTGATATTCCGTTATAGACCAACGCCTGCATATTGTTTGAATAGTAATCCAACAAGGCGTTCACCCTCTTTTCTGTTCTAGGGTAATCATCAAAAGAGAACTCGCCATCCCCATCGAAGTCGGTGGAGGTGGCGATTTTAGATGATTCTTTAGCAAGAGTCTCATAGATGGAAATGATTTTCCTGGTATAAGCATTCAGTCTCTTGCCAAGGTCTTTATATGCCTTTTTCTGATTAGGCAGTTTCGGCTTTTTCATACATTTCCCGTTTTAAAATGTTCACAGCAATCCCAGTTAAGAAAAACGCTCCACACCTTATATGGACATCTTGCAAGAATAGGCTGCCCTTTAAGGTTCATGCTATGAAAATCAGTAGCATAAGCGCATTCACGGCAGAAGTGCCGTTTCTTTTCTTCCTTCTTCTTTCTCATAGCTATTCCTCCGAGAATAAGTTAGGCATAGTAGCTGCTGTTCTTGTGGCCTCTATTTCCTCTTCTCCTTGAATCTCGTTGAAAGTCTTGTCAGGATCATCGGAAAGGCCAGCACGCTGGATAGATTCCTTCTGGCTGACGAGAGGTTTATTGCCGTTAGCCTTAAGCCATTTGTCAATCTGAGTATTCTCATCCTCCTGGATGAACGGAGTCATGATGTGTTCTACAGAAATCTCATCCATTCTAGCTGCCCACTTCGTGTTCATCTTGGAAAGGAACGCCTTTATGACGTTGGTCTCTCTCTCGAAGCCTTCAATCCAGGCACCCTTCTCCTCTCCTATCTTAAGATGGGCATCCATGAGGAGTGTCTTTCTTGAATCATAGCCGATATTGCCAAGACTCTTCATATTCTCAAAGCTAATGTCCGGCATCTGAGATTGCATGAAGTAAAGTTTTACGAGGGTATCGACGTGATACTTAAGAGCTTCAATAGCCTGCTGCCAAGATACGTAGCTTACGTCACCGTCCTCACTGACTCTATACACCCTCTTGCTCTCTCCCTTCCGCTCCATTCCAACGATGGCACCGGCAATCTTCAAGACAGGAGCGGAATTGTATGCCACAACGTCGCTATTGCGAGAAATGGTGTACTCGATATTTTCACGGATAGGTTTCAACCCCTCCCAGCATGGTTTGTGTCGATACCAGAACACAGCAGGAATTTTGTCGATAGAAATCTCATTTTCATCCACTAAATGCCATCCAGACTCTTCATCGTCTGAAGACAGGTCCCATTTGTAATGATGGTCTGCGGTATAGGTCTCGAAGAAGGTGTGCTCTGTGTCAGTAACCTTGCGCTTGTACTCGAATGACAGGGCGAGCATGTCTCCATACTCATCGAAGTAAGGATAGATGTCAACTCCGTCCATTGGAGAGAAAGTCTTACATTTCAGCTTATACTGGCTGTCGAAGCCGTAGAGCTTGTTAGGCTTCTTCTGCGTGTACCAAAGTGTGAACATCTGACAAGAGGCGTAATAGCACTTTGCTCTGTGCATGTTCACGGCATCAATGTGTGCACAGGTGTAGATTTTCTCGATGGCCCGCACAATAGTTTTCAACTCCTCGTCGGTCTGGTCATAAGTGTAAACACGTTTGACAGGGATAGCCATCGTAAATTCAGAGATTCTTCTTGTAAGAAGTTTCTCCAACCCGATAGGCAATCGAGCCGCCTTTTCTACAATACCGTCATCAAGAGTTCTGTCCTGCCTGCCTACGTGGTCTTCGACGATTTCATGGAACATAGGCTCATACTCAGATAACAGGGTACTCCAAAGTGGAATATCCAGCACGCGTTGTTTCAGCTCTCCAATGATGCTGCCAACGTCATTTCTTTTAAAAAGTTCATTAAAATCTATCATAATCTTTGAAGTTTAGATACGGCAAAATTACAGATATATTCGCATATATTTCATGTGTTTAGTATTTTTAACTAAAATAATCATTAGTATATTTGCATATATCAAATAATTTTCGTACCTTTGCATATAGATAAAAGGTAGTACTTTTGACTATCCAGAGCCTACCTTACAAGTTGAACCAATTAAAATTATAAAGATTATGAACAATTCAGTTGAAACAAAGAAGGCAGAGGTTAGAAAGAACATCAAGAATACACTTGAGTCAGCCACAAAAAAGATAAAGGACATCATTTCAGTTTGTCCTGATTGGGAGGTAGAGGATGTTTCCTTAGGCTATAAGTCACTTAGCGTTTATTTGAATTTAAAAGGAGTCGAAAGAGACAGAAGCCTGGTAATTCGCTATCAAGCTAAAGCTGGCAACTTCCAGGAAGAGTCTTTTGACACCAATGTGGCAAGCTGTGGAGAATTTGACCTTCTTGAGGCAAACGACAATCTTAAGTACTACACGGCGATTGGCGATATCCTCAACCACAAAGGTATGCTTTCACTTTTGAAAGACTCTATGGCTACCTACACCAATTTAATTATTGAGTTGCGTAAAGAATATGTTAAATTAGGCCAGGAGGATTAGTTATGACAAAGCAAGAAGAAATCGATATTCTACAGTCCTTGAAGGGCGATACTTATTTCGCTCAGTTCTTCGGAAGCAAGGACATTGATCAGATGTGTCAGAACATCAACAATGATTTTGCCATTGAGGGCGGATGCGGATTCATCCAGAAAGCTGTAGCTTTAGAGAAAAATAACGCAGACCTCAAAAAGGAGTACAAGCAGAAAATCTATGATTTAGGGATGGAAATTATTAAAATTCTCGATAGAGGATTTGATGAAGATGCTATTTACCAGTTGGTTGAAGGCGAGGTCGGAATTAATGCTATCATTAAATTCAAATTTAAGAACAATCTGGAACTTACGGATAAGGAGATAGACTATATGGTATCTCAACTTCCATGATTATGTAGTAATCGCATAGCTTATGAGGGTATGCAGGTTATGGTTTTATAATTAAAAATAAGAACAATGAAAGACGAAAAAGTTACGGTAGAAGATTTGAAGACAGCCATGTCAAGCAAGGGAATCCGTTCAGATATAAATCAAGAGAAGGTAATAACTCGCCTACAAGTAAATGGCTGTTTGATAGCAATGGTGTCAGATATAGTAGACCAGCTTATCACGGATGAGCAATCTATGCTAAGACTCCTTGATGTTCAGTACAAGCAAGAGCAGAAGATGCACTACAATCAGATGCAAAATGCAGCGAAGAAGTACTACTTTCACTTGAAGCCATTTACTAAGAGTTTCTTTGGTGACAATAACATCTGTGCCGATATTGAGGACAACACAAATGACATATACGAAATCATCAAGTTACTTGCGGACCACACTAACGACCACAAGGATATGGAAGTGATTAAGAGAAATCTCAGAAAGAGAAAGTTGAACCATCATATATTCGATTAAGCGATGAGAAGGGAATTAATCAATGATATAGCTAAAGGCGCATTCGAAATGGCCATTGAGGAGAATGCTTATAGCTTTATTTACACATACGAAATGGCAACAAAGATTATAGAGATAGTCGTAGGTGTAAAGAACAATGAATATTATTGCGAAAAGGTCAATGTTTACGATTACGATCAGAACGACCTTTCTTATAGATTTGAAAATATAAGTAAGTTAATCAAGAAGGAATGTGCGCCCTGCAGAAGTGTCGTCATTGACGAGATAAGGGATTCCGGAATGAATGAGACGGAACGAATATTCGGTTCGGAATCAGCTTACATCAATTATAGGTATAATTAAATTCCAATAAAGATTATGATGTCAGAAAAGCAATACAGAGTTGCACGCAAGGGCATTCTTGATCAGCTCAAAATAGTTCAGAGGCTAATAGGTTCTTATGCTAAATGATGTGTGGTACAACTAATTACATTTAAAATTTCAAATTATGGCAGAATATAAAGTTGAAGTAGATTTATCGGACTTGTTCGATGATATGACCATCAACGAGCAGAAGAACTTCTTAGTTGATAAGTTCTGTTCCTTACCTATAGACAATATGGTAGAGGTAGTTGGTGAAATGCTGGAGAGCCTTAATGGCGATCAGACAGCTAGAGTTATAGAAGACGCTTTTGATAACTTGCATGAGCAAGCCCAGAAGCACGTAATCAACTATGTGAAAGAGTAAGGCTATGATGTTAGGAGAAATGATAACTCGCAGATGTCTGCTTACCTTGGATGTGGGGGTAAAGATTCAAGCCGTCCTCACTATGCCGAAGCCGACAAAGCCCATCTTTCTAAAGGAAATGGAGCGTCTGTTTATTAAGAGTTTTAATGAATCGCAGCCAAATGCGGTTCACAAGGTTATCAAGTGTCACATTATGAGGAATTAATGAATATGGAAAAGAAAAAATATTCTGTTGTCGAATTTATTCAACATCTTAAAGATAAGCCATATATTAAGCTTTATATAGCTACTCGTTTAACTGAAATTAAGCTAAGAAGAGAGATGAGAATATGGTAAGGTCTCTAGTATTATAAAGATAGAGAATAAATGTATAATATATAAAAAGAAAAAGAAATATATTAAACTAAATAAAAAACAAATAATATGAATGACCCAATAATAGATTTCTTGAAAATTATGGAAAACCAATTCATAGGAGTCACCATAATGACAAGAAGCGGAATATGTAGAGAATATAAAATACTCGATGTATATGAAGAATATGTAAGAGCATATAATTACATAACAGGTAAAGAAGAACATATTAATCCAGATAATATAAAAGGAGTATATGTAAATATCACTAGAATATAATAAAAATAAAGTTGATAGATTATGAAAACAGCAAGACATATTGTAATAGACATAGAAACGTTAGGAAGAAGAAATGATGCTGCTGTTACTCAGGTAGGAATAGTGATAGCAGACGAAACTTTTAGTGTTCTGGATAAATATCTGATACAGATATTTCCAGAAGCTTGGAATACTTGTAATAGAACATTCACAGGTGAGACACTACTTTGGTGGATGGAGCAGAAGAATCCACCTATAAGTAATATAGGGGCTAGCAGTGCTCATAGTTATTATACAGCGATGTCAGCACTAAATGGTATCTTTAAAAGGTATAATACAGATGATACTATTGTATGGACTAAAGGTACTATGGATTTATTCTGCATTAAAGATTTATGTGAGTATCTCAATATGAGTATTCCTTGGAAGTTCTGGCAGCCAAGAGATATTAGAACTGCAAAGGAGATTATAAAAGAGTGGAAGACTTTTGAGAATAATAATCATAACGCTCTCGATGATGCTTTGAACCAGTTGAGAGAGTTAAAAGCTAACTTAATTGAAAGATAGATATGGAAGCAAAGATTAATGTAGCTGAAATCCTAAAGGATAAGCCAGAAAATACGAAGTTATATTCTCCTCTATTTGGAGATGTATATTTTTCATATATAAAGGATAGTATTATAAATGTAAAACATCATGGAGGAATAACAAAATTCTTTGATAACAGCAGATACTATAACTATCCTGCATCAGAGCCGTTATTATTTCCATCAAAAGAAATGCGTGACTGGAGCAAATATGCTTGGAAAAGAGGTGATGTATTGGTTAGTGATGATGGTTGTATAGAGGTTATCTTTGATAAATGGTACGATGATACCTATACAAGTTTCTATGGCAAACATTATCTAGACAGCGAGAATGAGAATGATATTGTATATATCGAAGCATTTATTTGTACAACTGAAAGATTTTCTCTCGAAGATAAGGAATCTTTCCTATGCTACATCAACACTATAGAGGAACGCTTGGGTGGCAAACTTAATCGTGAAACTTTGGAGATTGAGAAGACTCAGCCAGAGTTCAAGGATGGGGATATTCTCTCCAATCCTAGTACTGCTCTACCAAAAAATCATATTTTTATCTTTAGCAAATTTAATAAGTATAAAGATTTTGAACACCATGTAGCCCTTACAGCTTCAGGAGAGATTACTATCCCAACGTCTCATGGCGTTTGGTGTCGTAAAGATAGCGGTGTAAAATATGCCACAAAAGAAGAGAAGCAGCAGCTCTTTGAAGCTCTCGCAGAGAAAGGCAAAGCTTGGGATGCTGAGAAGAAAGCCATTGTTGATTTGAAGCCAAAGTGCGAGTTTAAGCCATTCGACAGATGTATTTGGAAGATACGGAATTGTGAAGGATCTATATGGCAAGCAAGTTTCGTTTCTTATGTTGATGAGTATGGTGCTACTCCAATGGGTATGTCTATAGATGAAGATTTGGTTAACTTAATTATCCTTCCTTATAACGACCAGACTAAGCTCCTCGTGGGTACTACCGATGAATGGGAAGGAGGTGAGCAATGAAAGAACTTAAAGTTGGAGAAAGAGTAATCATTACTCTTGAAGCTGTTGAACAGGATGGTTGCGATGGTTGTTTCTTTGGCATTGGTGATATATGTTATAACCCGACCATGAATGGTTTAGTAGATGGGTTTAATTGTAAATCAGAAGACCGTTCTGACGGAAAGGGTGTAATCTTTAAAGAAGTTAAGGTCCAAAAAAGAAAAATGAAAGAAGACAAATATTCATTAAAGATAAGCCGTAACTCTGGTGATACTACTCTTGATGGTTATCCAATAGCTACATATTCAAATGATGAATTGAAAATCCTAAAAAGACTGCTTACAAAGGTTTTGGGTGAAGTGAACGAATATATACATCTTTAGAAAAGTAAAGCGTATGGCAGCAAGATATAATTTTAGAAAAACCATTTTACACAGATTGGAAATCTGTTGGAATGTGCTCACACATAAGACTTTTATTGCTTATACAACTGATGATATAGGTGACAAATGGAGTCTTATATATAACATAGAAAGTCTTGAACAATTTGGTCAATGGCTTGTAAGTGGTGGGTATAAGGAGAATAGCAACTATAAAAAGTAAAGCGTATGTTGTACGAAGCAAAACAAGGGACAAAGGCTTATGAATACATTAAGAGTATTCTCGATGCTGAATTTGAAGAGTATCAAGCCTACATGAAACGAGTAGAAGAAGCTGTAGGCTTTGAGGTTGAAAAATATCAAGGTTATCAGCCTAACAACACCATAAATAGGATGTATGATGTTACTGCTATATGGGTTTCTTCCGAGCGATACGAAAAACTTGATAAGAAGGTGTGGAAGAAGATAGACGGTGTAAAATTGGAGGACGGTTACTATGTAGCTATTGCGCCTAATAAGCGATATAAGCAAGGCAAGGCAATAGCCTCCGTTCTTCTCTCCTATAAATCAGTTGCTAACCACTTCAAGGTAATGAAGGAACTGAATATAGAAGTCTCTCAAGCTAACCGTTTCTCTATTACTCAGCTCCTCCGTCATAAAGACCGCATTTTCGTTTACTTTGATGACAGCATCCGAGCCGAGAAGTACAACTCTGATTTCAAGGAAATCACGATAGGTGAGTATGAGGATTTCATTAATAGCAAAGATTAAAGAGTATGGATAAGTTAGAATATATTCCAGGAGATTTGGTAATGACAAACGGAGTACCTTTAGGTACTGCAAAAGATGTCGTTTATCGAGTAACATCATCAGACCCATCAAAGACTTTGAAGTTGGATAATGGAACAGTTTTGAAAGGTACTGTCCTCTTGGAGAACCTCGAAGGTGCGGAATTAGGAGAGAAAGGCTATCTCTTAGGTGACTGCTGTGCTTGGGTTAAGGATATTGTTCCTATTAATCTTGTGCCCGCAATTTTGGAGAAGAATGGATGGAATAAATCCATAAGCTGGTTTTACGCTGGCAGCGAAGAGCGTGGCTATCAGTTTTCCAAGGAATTAGATGACAAATGGGATGAGCTTGATAGAATGACTTATGGTGACTTACAAATCAGTCAATGTGAAAATCTTAGAGATTGGAACTATATAAATGAATGTAATCACAATTTTCGTTTTGAGTTTACCTATGTTCACGAACTCCAACATTTATTATATGCCTTGCATATAGATAGTAACTTAAAAATATAATGATATGACACAGAAATATATAGTTGGTGATATTATTGAGTATGACAACAAAGTAATGGTTGTCAAAGAGCCAAGAGACGGAAATCACTTTGACTTGTCTTGTCCTAAAGAAGGATTGGTGTACTGCTTTGTTGGTGTTGATAAGATAAAGCCAGTGGATATCACTCCTGCCATATTAGAGAGAAATGGCTGGGATAAAGAAGAAAAAGACGGAAGTGTTTTTTCTTTATCAGAAGCATTTATGGGAGGTGACAAAGATGACGAAGACAACTATACCTGTTTTCAGCTTTATTATCAAAATAAGGAGGATGGTTGGGTTATAGATATGCGTGGAGAGCCATTAAAATTTGAAGTTCATTATGTCCATGAACTCCAGCACCTTTTCTTCGGTCTTGGTATTAATCACGAAATGGAGGTGTAGGTATGAATATAATTACGTTTGGTAAATATAAAGGTATGTCAGTTACAAGGGTTCTTAGAATTGACCCAAGTTACTTTGGATGGTGCAAGAACAATGTACGTTGGTTCAAATTCTCTAAAAGAGACTACGAAATATACTTGGAATGGTTATCATTACAGCAAAATCATTTGCAATTCACAGGATATTCTGATGATATGGGTAATATTAGATTCATTTTTAGAAAAGTGGAAGAAGGTAAGTTTAATGCTTACTCTGATACAGAATATCTTACTAAAGAGACGTGTGGTGAATATCTAAAAAGTACAAAAGAACATTATTTTAGCAAACGTGTTTAACCGCCTTCGGGCATAAATTTAAAAATATGATAGAAATAGAATTATACAACGAATTACAGTACGCAGAAGGTTGCTTAAAGATATTGGATTCACAAATATCAGAGCTTCGCAAAAAGAAGAATGATATAATGAACGACTTTCTAAGTTTGTTACCTTTTCAGGAAGGCGACAAGGTGAAAGATAAAGATGGCAATATCTTTATCATAGAACGTCTAAAAGAAGCCATATCTCTTGGCAAGAATGAAATTAAGGTTTATTTTCTTATCCGAAAAATAAAGAAAAATGGAGAACCTTATCAATACGCAAACGAAGCTTGGGGAATTGATTATTTTTCACTTGAAAAAGTAGTAGAGCAATAACCATCCTGTAAAGGATAAATAAGATAGTAATATGAATATAGAACAATTAGAACGTGCTAATCTTTTAGCTAAAAGTTTAATTCCAAAAGCGGAAAGGCTAACAATGCCAGAAACTGCTGGTAAGATAACACTTGGAGAGTGTCTTGATGGTTTGCTCAAATGCGACAAAGAGTTCAACGCTAAATTCTCGCAACTTGTATCAGAAACAGAACAGAAATTTCGGAAAGAACTTGATGAGCTTTAGTAACTATCCTGCAAAGGATATAAATAGATAGTAATATATGAGTTTTGAAGTTCCTAAATATCGTTTGCTGGCTTTATTAAAAGCCGAGGCAGAACTTGGACTATTAAAGGATTATGGAGTTGACAACTGGGATTGGTATAAACATGCAATAAATGATACATTTAATGATGGCAAAGATGCCGTTAATAATCTTTCAGATAAAAAACTCCTTAGCGAGTTTAAGGAAATAGAGTAACTAACCGTCCTTATAGGACATAAATATAAGTAATATGATTAAAGCAGTTCCAGACCCTACGTTAGAATGTGTAGGATGTGTATTTGATGGTAAGTTTGAATGTATTACAAAACCATGTTGTGCAGACCCAAACAATCCCGTTAAGTACATTGAAGAAACAGAGTAATTAACCATCCTCTCCTTGGTAACAGGGAGAGGGTAAAAAGAAGAGAATATGAAGAAAAGGATATTAGATATGTGCTGCGGCTCACGTATGTTTTATTTCGACAAGCAAGACCCCAATGTACTTTTCGCAGATATAAGAGAAGTTCATGATACTTTGTGTGATGGCAGGAAATTGGATGTGATGCCCGATATAATTGCCGATTGCACTAATTTGCCATTTGAAGATGAAGCATTTGATATGGTAGTTTTTGACCCTCCTCATCTGTTAAAAGTAGGTCAGAACTCCTGGCTATGCAAGAAATATGGCAAGCTGCCCGAAAACTGGCAAGCATTCATCAACGACTCAATCCACGAAGGTATGAGAGTACTAAAAACAAATGGAACGCTAATATTCAAGTGGAACGAAAATCAGATAAAGGTTCACGACATACTCAATGCGATTACTGATTATAAGCCGATATTCGGGCATCGCACTATGTCTAAGAATCAAACTGTTTGGATGGCGTTCTTAAAGTAATTATAATAATACAAAGAGCTGGAGGATTGATTATGACAAGAGAAGAAGTGAAACAGCTATTGCCTATTTTGGTAGCTTTTGCCGAAGGAAAGGTAATTGAGTGTAGGATAAAACCAGGAACTATAAGCGCCGGTATTCCGAATGAATGGACCGAAACGAATGAAATTTGGTGTGTGAATAGTCTTGAGTATCGTATCAAGCCAGAGCAAGAGCCAAAGTATCGTCCTTTCATGGACGCAGAAGAGTGTTGGCAGGAGATGCTGAAGCATCAGCCTTTTGGATATACGTATGATAGGTTTAATAATATAAGAGATTGTATCACAAAGGTGGCTACTACTGGTGTTTCGTACGATTCGCCAACTGTTGTTATATCTTTCGAAGAGGTTTTCGATAGATTTGTTTTTGCTGACGGAGTTCCATTTGGTATAAAAGAGGGGAAATAGTTATGGCACTACCTAAAAATTATAGTATATGGCTTGCCGTTGATTATAATGGTATAGAAAAAGCTTTTTGGCTTAAACCGAAAAGATGTGAGAAACATAGAGAATGGTGGGGTGATAAAATGGTTCTTCCGTATGGAAGCATTAAGAAGCTCATCGGAAGAGAATTATCTTGGGAGGATGAGCCAGTAGAACTTAAAGAAGAATAGATATGGCAGATAAAAGCATAATGGAAGAAATGCTCCCAATGAAGATTAGTAATTGGGAGTCTATAGAGTATAGTGAAGGAATTAATTGCCCTAATGATAACTGTGACAACAAAAGTTATGATGATGATGCAAGAAACATCATCGGATGGTGTGATACTCCTTACGGTTACATGATTGTCTGTGAGTGCAAGAAGTGCTTTACTAAGTATCGCTTTCATGGTACAATAGGAGATAAATTTAATTTTCGTAATTTCGCATTCTCATTTATGCTGCGTGTTAAATCTAAAACAAGGAAGTAATTATGGCAATAAATTTGATAAGGAGAAGTAGCGTATGATTATTACAAGAAAGAAGCAGTTTAATTATGTTCGTAATCTTTCATATCCTGTCGTTGATGATATTCAAAAAGATTTAGATGACACGGATAGCATAACATTCTCTCGTTGGGTTTCAAGAAAGTCTGTTATAATGTGCGCTAATAGAATAGAGTATATTTTGGCTAATAATCCAGACAATTTTGACCTTGATGTCGAATTGAGCAACCTATATGAAACTCTACGATTTGTTGAGAAGAATCTTAAAGTCGCAGGAGGAATCAATGAATAAAATGAAAAGTATATTCTCTATGTTTGCTTATTGGGATAGAGTACATCAATTCCCAGACGGACATATCAAAGTGGAAAGAAACCTTGCTTGGAGAAGAAAACATCTACATGCCTGTAATCGTAATAGACAATTAATCTTTTAGCGTATGAAAGAAGAAACAAGAAAAGTAGTAGTTCTTGATTGGGAGGACAAAATTAAGCTACAACAAGTTATCAAGGAATTGGAACAAATCTCTGAGACTTACCAAAGTCCTTGCAAGGAGCTTACTGGAATCAACAATACACTTTACTATCTCAAAACGATTGAGGAGAAAATTAATTAGCGTATGGAGAAACGAATAATTTTAGACGAACAAGATATTGACGAATTTCACGATGATGCAGCGATTCTACGCTGGGTATATGACTTAATGACGAAAGAGTATCGTATAAGTGAGCACTCCAAAAATATGCCACGTTTTGCTAGAATAATTAATAAATTAAAGCAATTATAGCGTATGAAGATTAGATTGGCTAAAAAGATATGGGCTAGGTCGATAGATAGATTATCGCCATATTGGTCTATAAAGCTGTTACAATGTAAGATTGATAACAGAATGTTTCAAGCAGCAAAACGGGTCACGAAATGGGAAGCTAATAATTTAAAGAACAGATTAGAAAAGTCTGTTCGTATTACTCCTTCTCAAGCTAAGGAACTTAGAAGAAGTGTAGAATTATTAAACTGTTCCCCGAGCGACCTGCTGAGTGCTGCGAAACAACAATTAAAAAGAAAGAAGAAATGAAGAAGAAAATATTGACCCTCACAGTCAGCAAGCAATGGTTCGACATGATTGTGACTGGCGAAAAGACAGAGGAGTATCGGGAGATAAAACCTTATTGGATTAAACGTCTGACCACTAACTGCGAAGTAGCTTATGATGTGGCGGCAGAAACACATTGTGGAGAGGTGCTGTATCGTCCTTTTACTCACGTCCTCTTCATCAACGGCTACCGCAAAGATAGCCCACGTATCGAGAAGGAGATTGATAGTATCACTATCGGTAAGCCTAAGAAAGGCTTATGCCCCGACAAGTGGCTTGGTACAGAGTTTTTTGTCATTAAATTCGAGTAGCATATGAAAAGAAATATCTATTATAAGTCGGCATGCAATATGGAAGAGTTGGCAGATGAAAGCATCAATATTGTAGTAACATCGCCTCCATATCCGATGGTTGAAATGTGGGACGATATTTTTGCAATGCAAAATAAAGCCATTGCGTGCAACCTTGCAGATAATCCATCCGTATCTTTCGATTTAATGCACGGAATACTCAACAATATATGGAGGGAGTGTTACAGGGTTCTTTCAGAAGGAGGTTTCCTTTGTATCAATATAGGAGATGCTACAAGAACTATCAATGGAAACTTCCAACTGTTCAATAACCATGCGAAAATATCGCTATATTGCAGAGGTCTTAGTTTTACGGAACTTCCATGCATCATTTGGCGAAAACAAACCAATGCCCCAAATAAGTTCATGGGAAGTGGTATGTTTCCCTGTGGTGCTTATGTCACCCTCGAACACGAATATATACTAATATTCAGAAAGGGTAAAAGGCGAAAGTTTAAGACCGAGGAGGAAAAGAGAAATCGAAGACAAAGCGCATTCTTCTGGGAAGAGAGAAACATGTGGTTCTCTGACACCTGGAATGTGAAGGGTGTAAAGCAGAAGATGGCTGACGGAAAATCTCGAACAAGAAGCGCAGCCTTCCCTTACGAAATACCTTACCGTCTTATCAACATGTATTCGTGTAAGGGAGATACGGTGCTCGACCCATTCCTTGGTCTTGGAACGACAATGCAAGCCGCATTAAACTGTGGTAGAAACTTTGTTGGTTATGAGATAGACAAAACATTGGAAGAATACCATGGAAGTCTGTCTGCAGCGCAGATCGCATGTTCCCCAACTATAGCATCGTCTCGTATTTTGCAGCATAACCGATTTGTTGCAGATAGAGAAATTAACGGAAAGGTCTTAAAGTATTTTAATAAGTATCTTGGCTGCAAAGTTATGACAAAGCAAGAGCAAGACATAAAATTATAAATCTTAAAAGTAAGTTCAAAATGATTGAGAGTAAAATCAATTAGTGTATGGAAAGACAAATAACAATTAGCATAGAAGAGTATAATAAGCTCATTGATATGCACACAAGAAGAGAGGAACTTCCCAAAAAGATAGAAGTAAAGAAGTTTACCTCAAAGTGGTGGAGATGGATCAAACATGCATCATATTCACTCTTTCATTATAACAAGAATGTGGAGCAACAAAAGCTCATCAAGTATTGCATCAATGAAATGTCAAGAGTAATACTCGCTAATCTGTATGGTTATTGGCGAGGCGATTTATCTGATTATCTCAAAAATAGAGACAATTTAGAGTTTTTTATGAGAAGTTACAAAGATAGTGCCTATCATAACATAATGGAATGGTTAGATAAAAAGAAGTAGTAGCATATACCCCGACTATTTATTAATACAGAATTTTTATCATTGAGTTTAAGTGATATGGTTGCAATTAAAGTATCTTCCGAGAACATCCAAGAATTATGGAAATGCCCGGACGTTTCAGAGTTAGTTAAAACTGTCAGTGGAGACTGCACAAAGCAGACGATGATAGTTAGGTTGAGAAATCGAGAGTTCTATGTTCCCGACGGATTCTATCTCGTAAAAGATGAGAATGGTCGTTGGAGCACACTCAGCCCATCGCTGTATGAGTTGATAAAAGATAAAGTTCATGGCGAGAAGTGAGGAGGAAATCCGAGAATACCATAGAAGGTATTATCAGGAGCATAAGGAGCATCTATTGGCAAGAATGGAAGTTTATCGTAAAGAGAATGCTGAAAGAATTGCCGCAAACAGAAGATATAACAGAAAGAGAAAGAAAGCCTTGGGCGGCTTAATGAACCCAAATATAAAATTATGAGCAGAGGAAAACATTTTAGTGCAGAAGAGATTGAGTTCATCAAGGTTAATGCTTTGGTGATGACAACAACAGAGATTGCGAAGAAGCTCAATCGTAATTATTGGGCCATCCATCGAAAGATGCAGGAACTCGGAATTAGTAAGAGCCACACGTTTACAGCAAATGAGGACTTTATTATCAGACAGATGTATGGCAAGTTTCCAGCAAAGGCTATTGCGACAAAGATCGGTGTAGACGAAAATGCGATTTACAATCGTTGCAAGAAACTTAAGCTAACGAAAGGAGGTACGAAATGATAGTTATTGTTACTGCAATGGATAAGGAATATAACCTTATCAGAGAATGGCTTGCAAAGGCGAATGTAAAAAATACAGCATTACTCAAAACAGGTGTAGGAAAGGTGAATGCCGCAAGCGGCTTAAGCGACTTTCTATCTTCTGTTACAAGTGACGTTGTTACGAGAGTTATCTCTGTAGGATGTGCCGGTGCTGCCGTTGCAGGTTTGAAACCTGGTAATGTCATAATTGGTAATTCATACTGTTACCATGATGTATATTGTGGTGAACCGAATGCTAACGGTCAAATTCAAGGTATGCCAGCTGTCTTCCCTTCAGATTTTGCGTGGATAGATATGGATGAACGGTTCAGATTGGGAACTATAGCAACCGGAGATAAGTTTGTTACTACAAGAGAGCAAGTGTTAGCGATTAAGGATTTTCTTCCTAATTCGTATAACGTATGCGCCATTGATATGGAGTCTGCCGCCCTTGCTCAAGTATGCTACAAGAAAGGGATTGGTTTTACCTCCATTCGAATTATTAGCGATAATCCTCTGGAACCGAGCCAAACCGAGCAGTATGCAGGATTTTGGGACAATTTAGCAGAAAAAGCGTTTAATGTTGTATGTAAGTTGTTAGAGAAATGATACCGAGTTTCAAAGTTGATCATACGAAACTAAAGCCAGGTCTTTATGTTTCAAGAGTAGACAAATTAGGGTTGGAAATGGTCACCACATTTGACGTCCGTGTATGTAAGCCAAACAGAGATATGATGTCTCCAGCGATTGCTCATACTATCGAGCACTTGATGGCTGATTATATGCGCAACAAGAGTTCACTGAAAGATTATGTCTTATATTTCGGGCCTATGGGATGCTTGACTGGTTTCTATCTCATTCTTAGAGGCGTTTGGACTTCTGCGATAATAAAGGATAGTATAGCAGTCGCCTTTAAAGAATGTTCTGTTTCAAAAGTAATTCCAGGAGCTTCAGAAAAAGAGTGTGGTAACTATAGATTAAACGATTTAAAAGGGGCCACATTATTATGTAAAAAGTTTGCTTCATATCTTTCGAGTGTCGGAGAAGACGAACTTGCTTATCCTATGTAATATTTATATGTAGCCATAAAGTATTTAATCATTAAGTATATTTTCTTATAATATATTTGGTGATTAAATACTTTTTATTTAATTTTGCGGCATTACTTACTATCGCTTCGTACTGGGATATTTTCTTGAATTTATTGTTCAATTAAATATTTAGTTAGAATGAAAAAAAGAACGAAGCAAGTTTTGGTTATTCTGAAACCCAAATCAAAGGCGTTGGGGTTCAGTAGAGAGGAGTTAGAGGGTATTGCTGCCGATGTTGCCAATAACTTAGAACTCGATGAAGAAGCCTCAGACGAGGATGTAAACGCAGAGATTGAAAAGCAGGTCAATGCGGTTCTTCCTTATCTTAAAATTGCGCAAAAGACAGCGCAGCGTACTATCCAGAGTTTCAAGGATAGTAAAAACTTGGAAGACGACGAGGTCGATGATCCTGACGATGACCCTGCCGGCAACAAGAAACCAATCCGCAAACAGAAGAAAGAAAAAGAGGAAGAGCAGGTTCCAGCATGGGCACAGGCACTCATTACTCAGAACAAAGCCTTGCAGACCGAAATTCTCGGTTTGAAGTCAGAGCGTGAGAGTGATGGCCGCCGTTCTAAGCTGAAGGCACTCCTTAAGGACAAAGGTACGTTCGGAAAGACCGTCTTGAAGAATTTCGACAAGATGAAGTTTGAGAACGAATCTGAGTTCGACGATTTCTATGATGGTGTTGTGGAGGACTTGGCAGCTATCGATCAAGAGCGTGCTAACGAAGGTCTCGGAAAACTTGGTGCTCCTGCGGCTCAGAGAAAGCCTAAGGAAGAAGAGGTTGAGGTTATCAAGGAAAATGAGATTGATGAGCTTGCCGAAACTATGTAATCTTTAAATCCTAAAAGTTATGTATGGTGTAAGCGAAACAAAAACGTTTGATTCAGGCAAAGAGTCTGTAATCATCAGAAATTATGTGAATGGCATCATGGGTGGTGTCATTCTTGACATGACAGGTTTCTCTGGAGAGTTCATCCAGTGCGGACACATTATCATTCGTGATACCAAGTCTGGCGAGTACAAGCCAATGCCGGTAACAGGTGGGGCTTATGCTTCATTGCCGGAAAATCACGAGTATGTAGGTGTCTGTATGACAACAGCTCCGGTAGATACCCCTCATGTAGGTGTTATGACGGCAGGTGAGGCTAATGATAAGGCTGTCCCTTATCCTGTCGATACAATCAAGGCAGCTTTGAAAACAGCCGTTCCTACTCTTCAGTGGGGACACGATGCAATCGGTTAAGGAGGTGATTTATGCAACAGAGTTCTTTATTTCTTAAGTATATCTTGAGTTTCTTCCCAATCCTGAAGACATTGATTGAGAAGATTAACGGTAAGCGCAAGAACGAAATGACGTATCTCCACAAGGATACATCCATTCTCCGCCGCGTTTATTCTACCGACAACAAATGGGAAGCCGACACAGTTGATACCTCTTACGTAGCTGCTGACTACGTGGCAGTGGATTCTCCGGTTCCTTTGAAGTCTCGTGACAAGATTTCAACCGCCAACGGCAAACTGCCAAAGGTTGGTATGAAGAAATTCTTGAAGGAGTCAGAAATCCTGAGTCTCCGACTTATGGAGTCACAGGGCGGTCAGACAGCAGAAATTCGCCGTAAGTTGGCTCAGGACCCGGTTGCTTGTAATGTCGGTGTTGACGAGCGTAATGAGTATGCTCTTCTGTACGGTCTTTCTAACGGCTACGTGGCTGTCCGTGACGATGATAATCCAAATGAGCTGCTTCGTATTCAGTATCGGTACTTGCCGAAAAATCAGCTCGGCATCAACAACGTTGATGATGGTATTACCGTTGCAGACTTGAAGGAATGTATCGAGCAAGCATCGAATGATGGCAACACCATCTTGATCTTCTGGATTGGAAAGGCTAAGTTTGACGAATTGAAGAAGGCACAGGACGCTCGCGAGCTTGTTGCCAACTATAAGGGTCAGACTTATGACTCCAACACAAAGCTGCCGGTTCCTACTTCCAGCGTATTCCAGGAGGCATTCTTGGACGAGACCGGTGTATCATTCCGCATCATCAACCGTACTGTCCGCTTGGAGCATGATGGCGTGAAGAAGAGTGTTAAGCCTTGGAACAACAATATGATTATCGGTGTCTGCTCACAGATGATTGGTGCCCTCGTTTACGGTCAGGTAGCAGAGGCAACAAACAGAGTTGCAGGTGTAACCTATCAGCAGATTGATTACAAGCTTATCTCTCAGTATTCAACAACTGATCCATTGCGCGAGACAACAGCGGTACAGGCATACTGCTTACCTGTTATCGAGGATGTTGACACAATCTATCAGATTAACACCAAGCTTGCAGACCCACCCGTTTCTGTTGATACCGAGAAGGAATCAACAGATACAGATGATACTAAGGTAACAATCTCTGATGTGACATACAAGAAGCCGGAGGCTATCACAACCCTCAATGCCCTTGGTGCCACGCTTTCAAGTGACGCAAGCGACAAAGAGGTAATTGACGCCTATAATGAACTTCCTCCAACAAAGAAGAAGGAGTTCAAGGAGAAGGCAGCTAAAGCTGAGTAACAATGAAGACAATCGGACAAGCATTGGTGGATGAAATTCACATACCAATTCCTTATGGATTCGTCGAAAACGCTTGTATCAAGCGCGAATTGGGTTTCGAGGACGAGTTTGATAGCGCTGTCGCTAAAAGCGATGCGTATAAGGGAGCGCTTGCCGATTGTCTGCTTTCTCTCATACAAGCCGTAAGTTTCTCTGAGTCGGATAAATCCATTGGTTCTCTCTCAGAAGATCAACGAAAGGCTATATTAGTTCAAGTCAATCGTTTATACAACTCTATCGGTGAGGAAGAAGTAACACTTACTCCAAAGCCGACAGTTTACATTAATTGCTGATGAGTCTATTGAGTTTTCATGCCTCAAAGCTATACCGGCAGCAGAAGGTAGCTGGCTATACAGATGAAGATGGAAATTATCACCAGGGTAAGACCGAGTGGAAGTTCTGCTGCACTTGTGATGTGGTTCCTGCTGGCGAGGCTAACAAAGTCGTTACAACAGATGGGTCTATAGATTATTACTCTTACGAAGTGTATAATTTACCAGTAGCGATAGAAAAGTTCTCTTATGGGGATTTTATCAAGCTTGATATTTTAGGGGCCGAGGAGGCGATTTTAAAGGTCAAGGGATTTCATCGCTATCAACTCCAGTGCAAGATATGGGCATAAGAATGACAACCAGCGCGTCTGCTCTAAATGCCTTCCTACAAAGAGCCGCAAGGAAGATACACGAGAATGTGCTTAAAGCATTGAGCAAACTCGGAGACGAATCTGTGGTTAGAATCCGTAACAGGTCTGCCAAGGAAAGCTGGATAGACCATACGGGAAACCTCAGAAGTTCCATTGGATTTGCTGTTTATGAGCAGGGAAGTAAATATATGGAATCAGCCTTTTCGCAGGTTCTCAGTGGCACAGACGGCTCTGCAAAGGGCAAGAAGATGATCAATGACCTTGCAAAGGAATATTCCAGAGTTTATGCTTTGGTTGTCGTTGCCGGAATGGAGTACGCAGGAGATGTGGAAGCCTTGGAAAGCAAGGACGTACTCGCTTCAACGAAGATATGGGCCACGTCCATAGTCGAGCAGCGTGTTAAGACAGCAATAGACTCAGCAGTTAATGAAATAAATAGATGGAAGATATGAAGTCAGACGGAGCAATTAAGACCGATGTTTACAGGTACATCAAAGCCAGCGGTTTCATGAACAATGTTAACGGCAAGCTGTCTAAAACGTTGAGACCACATAATTCTCGAGAAGAAGATGTTGTTATCTCCATCTTGGCCAATGAGGGAACGCAGCTTCAAACGGCAATTATAAATGTAAATATATATATACAAGACAATGATGTAGATGGGCAGTTTGAAGAGAACTGTATCAGAGTAGAAGAAATCTGCAAGTTGTCTTGGAATCTCTTGGAAACGTTCAGAACGAGCGAATACGCAGCTCATGCTATCGAGCAGAGGGTATATGCAACAAGCACGGGAGAACATGTAATAAATAATCAAATCGAATACAAACTCATAAATGATTAAATTATGTCAGTAACATCATGGGGCAAATGTACTATCTACGTTCAAAAAGTAGGTAGCAAAAAGAACGAGTGGACTAAGCTCCCAACTCCAAAAGATGGCACAACGCAGGTAACACCTACGAAAGGTGACACAATGACCCAGGTCGAGGAAGGTGGCGGAATTGTTGATCGCAAGACCAAGAAGTCAACATATGAGGCAGCATACCAGCTCTTCATCAAGAAGAACCAGTCGCAGCCGTTCAAGACCATCGATGGTATCGTAGAAGGTAACTATCGCTTGGCTATTCAGCCTGAAGATGCAGAACTTCCAGGCGTTTACATGGGTAATACCACAATCGGTGCAGAAGAGGCCTATACAACTGAGAGCGGTGCTCTTATCACGTACACTCACGCAGCTCTCATTCCTGAGGGTGACGTGGTGGCTAAGACTACCAACGCGAAGAGTGAGGACGTCTATTGCGCTTATCGTTGGCGTGTTATCACTGCTACACCTGGAACAGGTGGAAAGTATGCCTTGACTTTCAAGAAACCGCAGGACGGCGATACCGCTCCTACTGAAATCACGGAAACCTACGCAGAGACATAGGCATATTCTAATATCCCTTCCGCCGACTGAGGGTTATCAGCCGGCAAACCTACCCAAGTAGCTCAGGGGCAGAGCGAGACCAAATAGTCCGTCGCATAAAAATCCAGGGTCTTCAAAAGCTGGTTGAAAGTCGCAGGTTCGAGTCCTGCCTTGGGTGCCAACTATTTAAATTCGAGTGATATGGAAGAGTTAGGAATCATTATATCGAATACGCTCACAGATATGCCTATAGGCTTTGATACTGAGCATACTCACGTTAATATCTACCCTACTACACTGGGCATGATGTACCTAACGTCGCAGTTGGTAGATAGCTTGGAGATAGACAAAGAGTTACTTCAAGTCGATCCATTCTTGGAAGCATTGCGAGTTGCAAACACCAAAAGGGAGACATGCTGCAGATTGATTGCATATCACTCACTCAATACAAAGAACGAAATACTAGACTCCAGATGCGTAAGCAGGCAGACGGAGCTAATCTTCAAAGAATGCTCCAACGAGGATATAGCCACTCTCCTCATAATCATCCTTAAGGCTAACTCATACCAGACAATAGCCAAAGAGACAGGAATGGAAGAAGAAGCGAAGCGCATGGCAAAAGTCAATGCAGCAAAGAAGTCAGAGAATAGCTTTATCTTCGGAGGCAAGACAATATGGGGAACACTCATAGATGCCGCTTGCGAAAGATACGGATGGACTTTCGATTACGTGGTATGGGGAATATCGTATAACAACCTGACACTCATGCTGAAAGATAAGGTTACATCCATATATCTGTCTGATGAGGAGAGGAAGAAAGCCCATATACCGGCAGCAGGGGAAGAAGTCATCGATGGCAACAACAGGGAGGCTGTCATGAAGGCAGTGAAAGAGTCAGAGGCAGAGATTTAACCGAACCCTACGCACGCACGCGAGGAGTTCCGTTTTAGAACATTCAAATTTGGTGTTTCATCGGGATTTCTTTATAACAAAGTATAAATTCAAGGAAAAATAGAACATTATGCCAAGCATAAAATTCGATACAATAGTCGAGACCTCTAAGGTAGTTTCTGGTTTTCGAGACATTCAGAACGCAGTTCATCAGACTGCCGAGAGGGTTGAGAAGGACGGAAAGTCCATTGACGACATAATCTCGAAAATACAAAACAGCATGAATATTGCCATTGGCGGCTGGAGCATTGGAAAGTTCGTCAATCAGATGATGCAGGTCCGCGGTCAGTTCCAGCAGACAGAAATGGCTTTCAAGACAATGTTGCAGTCTGAGGAGAAAGCTGATGCGCTTATGAAGCAGCTGATCCGCACAGCAGCCATTACTCCATTCGGTGTCGAAGATGTCACGGAGGGAGCCAAGCAGCTCCTTGCGTTCAACGTAGCAGCCGAGGATGTCAACAAGACACTCATAGGACTGGGAGACGTGGCAGCAGGTATGGGTCTGAACCTTAAAGACCTCGTGATGCTTTATGGTACCACCATCGCCAAGGGCAAGATGGACACGATGGACTTGTATCAGTTCCTCAACCGAGGTATTCCTATCGCAGACGAGATTGCAAAGGTTATGGGCCTTGACGTTACCAATGCTATCAAGGAGGTCCAGAAGCAAATCAAGGCTGGTAAGGTTACCAGCGACGTTTTCATTCAGGCAATGCAGAATATGTCTGCAGAGGGTAGTAAGTTCGGTGGATTAATGGAAGCTCAGTCTAAGACCATTACCGGCCAGATAAGCAACATCAAGGATGCCATCGAGCAGATGTTCAACGAACTTGGTAAGTCTCAGGAGGGTGTCATCAATACCGGATTGGGAGTTGTTTCTACCCTCGTAGAGAATTGGAAGACTGTAGGAAAAGTTCTTATGACCGTTGTCGCTGCCTATGGAGCATACAAAGCTGCAGTTTTGGCAATGATTGCAATATCAAAGGCTCAAATAGCTTGGGAAAGTGCTAAAGCATTTATTTCTTTGGCACGTTCTATAACTTCCGCAAAGGATGCGATGGCGCTGTTCAACCTTGTTGCGTCATCTAATCCTTTGGGTCTTGTCTTGGGTGTAATTGCTGCTGGTGTTACCCTATTCGGATTATTCGGCGATAGTGCTGAAGATGCAGCAACCAAGACCTCCAAGTTTACCGAGAGTGCAAATGAAGCATCAAGTAAGGTCGAGTCGTTAGTCTCCATTCTGAAGACTGCAAAGGAGGGCTCCAAGGTTTATAAGGACACCATCAAGGAGCTGTCAAGCATATATAGCAACTATGGTATTACCATTGACAGGATCAAAGAAGATGAGAGTAACCTCGTTAGTGTCAAGCAGCAGGAGATTGATAAGTCTAACGAGCTTATCGAGCAAATCAAGTTGGAGGCTACAGAGCGCAACAGAGCCAATGCAATCTCTAAGGCCAACGAAGACTACAACAACCGTGTTGATAGCGCTCAGCAAGCCCTTTTGGATAAGTTGAAGGATTATGGAACCTCCAGTAGTGGTATTGCGGTAGGCATACAGAACATCGTATCTGATTCGGTTATCAAGCAGTTTGATGAGTTGACACAGAAGATGTCTGGCTTGAATGAGCACTCCAAGGAGTATCAGACGTATCTGAAACAATACAATCAGTTGGAAGCTTCTTTGATTTCAGAATCAGAAAATCTTGCTAATGCTTTTGGGTTTACAGGAGACAAGACAAGCGATGCCAGGAAGGCTTTGATAGGCTATCTCTATGAACTTCGAGCTGCAAAGAAGCTGCATACCGAGGAGGCAGATAATATCAACAAAGCTGCAGATGCTACAGAAGATTTCGGTAATAAGGCTACCTCAACCAAGAACAGGATAAACGCTTTACAGAAGCAGCTCCAGGGTGCCGGTGAGGATGTACACGTTCTCTACAACCGTGTCAAGGAGTTCATGCAGAACTATTCTGAGAACAACATCAACTTCCACGTCAACTTCGATGCCAAGATACCATCGTGGATGCAGAATATGAATATTCCGGAACTGGGACGTTTAGGTAAGTACTTCTCTGCTTTGGCACGTGACCTTGCAAACAACAAGAAGTCTGGTGCGCTAGTCAATGGTAAATGGATGTCAACAAATGATATCGCTCAACGAGGATGGGATTATACCAATGCAGCGAACACCAAGCAGACAAAAGCTGACGAGGAGGAAAAGCAGAAGCGTCGCGAAAAGGAAGAGGCAGAAGCAAACGCAAAGAAGAACGCTGCCAAAGCCAAGAAAGCCGCCGCCGATGCCAAGAAGCAGGCAGAAGACCGCAAGAAGGCCCAGGAAGAACTGAACGAGGACTTGAAGCAGCTGCAGCAGGAAAACATCGACAATGATATATCTCAGATGCAGGAAGGCACGGAGAAGAAGCTTGCTGAAATCAAGAACGACTATGCCAAGCGCAAAGCCGAGATTGACAAGCAGGAAGCAGAGTTCAAGAAGAAGAACAAGGAAGCTGGCAAGAAAGTAACCCTTACCTCTGCTCAGTCCAATGCCCTCAATAAGGCTAGAGACCTCGCTACCCAAGAGTACAACAAGAAACTTGATGAGGTCAACAGGGAAGCCCTCACCTCTATGCGCGACTACTTGAAGGAGTATGGTTCTCTCTATCAGCAGAAGCAAGCCATTGCCGAGGAGTATGAAGAGAAGATTGCTAAGGCTCAGACGGAAGGCGAAAAGAAGACTCTCCAGCAGGAGAAGAAAAAGGCTCTCGCCAACTTCGACTACGAAAGCATCTCTATGGGCATTGATTGGAAGGGTCTGATGAGCGGCGTAGGCAATATGAGCAAGGAAATGCTCAAACCAATGCTTGAAAAGTTAGATGCCTATACCAACACGGACAAATTTCAGCAAGCCGATACTCAGACACAGCAGAAGGTTGTTGACCTCATGCAGGAGATTCGCACTTACCTCGGCACTGATCAGAATGCGACGTGGCAGAACCTCGCTGCGTCCATCACCAGTTTCAATCAGTCTATTCTCGAATATCAGACAGCAGTCAAGAATGAAGAACTATGGAATGCTAAGCTAGCCAATGCCGAGAAGGACTTGAAAAATGGTAACATAACACAGGAGGCTTTCGACAAAATCAAGAAGTCCTCTGATGATGCAAGCCAAGCTGTAGTTGATACCAAGAACAAAATGAACACCTTCGGCATCAAGCTCAACTCAGCTACGGAAGCCGTTACGAACTATACTTCGGGGCTTACTGCTGCACTCAACAAGCTCGGAACGTGGAAAGGCAACGAAGGGTTCTCGGAGGTACAATCTGCGGTTGGCAACATAGATGCCTTGAAAGGTGCTCTTGATGAATCTCTATCCACTATGGGTAATGGTGTAGCTAAGACGATGGGCGCAACCATATCGAAAGGTTTAGGAAGCACTCTCGGTACCATCGGAGACGGAATAACCAATATGATGGGTAGTGCTCTCGGCTCAATCGTAGGAGTGGTGGCACAGATACCGAAACTCATCCTCAATCTCGCAAGTTCCATCAAGAGCTTCGTGACCGGTATTCTTGATTCGTTTACTCAGCTACTTCAATTCGAATGGCTATCAGATTTGGTTGACAGCATTCTTGCTTCCGTGGGAAATCTCATTGATGCCATCTTCGACTTGCCCGAAAATCTCTTCAAGGCTATTGAAAGCATTGTTGTTAATGGTGTTGGTGGTCTCTTAGATAACGTGTTAGGTCGTGTTGGAAACATTCTCTCCCTCGGAGCACTTTCATCGAAAGGTCCATCAGATTGGTTTACCAACTCAAATGCCGAAAAGGTTCAGAAGACCATAAATAGACTGACATCTTCTAACGAGCAATTACAGAAGTCCATCGACAAGCTGAAAGACACCATGACAGGTACGTATGGTAAGGAGTCCACCAATGCTTACAAGGAAGCAAAGCGGCAGCAGGAGACTTACAATCACAACGTCATGGAGATTGCGAAGCAACAGATGAGTTATCATAGTTCGCACCACTCATGGAGTAGTTATTGGAGTGGCTTCAACGATGAGCAGATGAAGTTGATAAGGGAAAAAGTAAAGAGCGACTTCAATGGAGATTTAACCTCCCTTACTCCAGAAGAGATGAAGAAACTGCTTTCCTATCAAGAGTTGGTTAATAAAATTAGGGATACGGGTGCTCATTATAAGGGACGTTCTGCTTACGGAGAGGCGGTTCTTGACAAACTTGAAGACTATGCGGACCTTGCAGGTAATCTTGATGAGCTTACTGAGCAATGGCGCGAGTCTATTACTCAGATTTCCTTTGACAGCATGAAGGATAACTTCATCAGTAACCTCATGGATATGAGTAAGTCTGCGCAGGATTTCTCTGATGATTTCGCAGAAATGATGCAGAAAGCTCTTCTCTCCTACTCGATGGAAGACCTCATGAATGGGAAATTGAAAAAACTCTATGAGGATTGGGCAGACGCAATAGATGCTGCAAATGGAGATTCATCGAAAATCGACATAGACGCATTCAACAAGCGCTACGATGAGATTGTCCAGGAAGGATTGAAGAGACGTGACGAGTGGGCAAAAGTGACAGGCTACACTGGTTCCTCATCCTCATCACAGACCGCAACAAGCGGAGGATGGGCATCTATGGGGCAAGATACGGCAGACGAGCTGAATGGTCGCTTCACCGCCCTGCAGATTGCAGGAGAGTCTATTGCTCAGAACATGACTACCACAATTTCACAGATGGAGAGCATCGTTACACTCGGAATCTCAACCAATGGCGCAGTATTGGAGATAAGAAACATGATGATCATGACAAACAGCTACCTCGAAGACATCGTGAAGTATTCAAAGCTCACATATAATGACTTCGGAACCAAGCTGGATGACATGAACAGAAGATTAAAGGATATTTGA